CAGAGAAATCCACTACAAGGTCTTCGCCCCTAACATTTAAAACGGCTCCTTCAGCGACTGTGGAGTAACCATTGTCATTGATACCAAGTATGTTTATGGTCACAGTAATAGTACACCATACGATTGCCCCAACAGTCATTTCTCACCTCCATAAAGGTATAGTTGTCCTACTCTCATAAACAACTCTATCATGATTTTTATTAAATTTCAAGGTCGTCTCTAAAGCCTATGCTGATGCGTTATAGGTACTTGAAACAAAAAACATTAAAAAAAGGCGTAAAGCAAAAGCCAATGCATTAGTTGTACTAGCCGTCCGCAAGGCTGTCAAGCTTTATTTTGACTTTACAACGAAATAATTGTATTATTAGACATGGTTATATTAGAAATAGATAATAGTTACAGTAGTATTAAGGGTTTAACAGCTAAACAAGAAAAGTCCTTAAAGACTGAGCTTAGCTACGTCATAGGCGGTAAGAGTGGATATTTCTCTAAATATGGGCCTAAGAAGCGAAGCCTCCTTGGTAGGAAAGGAGACTTTCCTTCTGGGCTTTACAATAGAGTAGTGATTTGGCTAATTACTAATAAAATATCCTTTAGAATCAATGATTTAAGAGTAAAACCTTGAAAGAGTTTAAAGTCGGTATTCGCTATTGGTTTAAAGTGCCAGTTAATAGGTTTATTATATACGAAGTGACTCGTATCGAAAAAGAAGAAAATAGAGTATTTTATAAGTACATATACGACTCTGAAAATACAGTTACAAAGGAAGAAAGCTGGGCATCTTACAGTATTGCTAAAGAAGATACAGAATACCATGGCACCAAACTAGAAAACATTATATACGACATAGATGAAGCCTTACTTAGATCAAAATAAAGCCGTAAAGGCAGCATTAAAACATCACAGAGGCATTATATCAATGCCTACGGGCACTGGTAAAACCCATGTAGCGCGCATGATTATAGAAGCTCTAGGACTTCCTACTTTAGTAGTAGTACCAACGCTTGAGATAAAACGCCAAATGCAATACGTTCTATCTGATCTCAATTATGTAACTGTTGAAAATATCGATTCTAACGCCCTTAATAGCCTCACCATGAGATTCTCTGTATTGATCTTAGACGAGGCACACCATGCAGCTGCTAAAACGTACCGCAGGCTAAATAAAAGGGTTTGGGGAGGCATCTACTACCGCTTCATGCTTACTGCGACACCTTTCAGAAACGACGACGAGGAAACCTTGCTTTTTGAGGCCATCTGCGGAGAAGTAATCTATAAGCTAAACTATATAGATGCCATAACTAGAGGTTATATAGTTCCAGTAGAAGCCTATTACCTAGAAGTGCCTAAACAAGCCACAGATGCCTTTACATACCGAGAAGTCTATGACAATCTTGTAATAAATAATGAAACCAGGAATATCATGATAGGCGCGTTGTTAGGTCGGTTAGACGCTCCCACGCTATGCTTAGTAAAAGAGGTAGCTCATGGAAAGATACTGTCTGAGCTCACGGGCTTTCCTTTCATATCGGGCGAAGACGAAGAATCCAGGGATTATATCCGCCAATTCAATAATGGCGGAATAAAGACACTCATAGGTACTACAGGCATACTAGGAGAGGGCATAGACACTAAGCCGTGCGAGTATGTAGTAATAGCAGGTCTAGGCAAAGCCAAAAGTCAGTTTCAGCAACAAATAGGTAGGGCAGTAAGAAAGTATCAAGATAAAACATCCGCCAAAGTAATTATATTCAAGGATAGAAGCCATAGGTTTTTAATGAGACATTATAATGCCCAGAAAAAGATTCTCCTTGACGAATACGGTGTAACTCCTTTAAAGTTAGAACTGACCCACAAGGAGGGAATATGAAAACAGTAATAGTGATTTTAGCGTTAGGTCTTATGGGATGTGCAGACGACTCATTCCAGTCAATTCCGGCTGGTCCTACCGGGCCTGCAGGTTCTATTGGCGCGACAGGTCCTCAAGGCGCGGTAGGAGCTACCGGCCCTCAAGGAAATAGCGGCATTAGCCCTGGCATCGCGTGTGATGGATATGCCATTACTACGGCTTCGTATCAAGGCACAGTAAACTGGGACACTTTGTATTCTACTGGCACGTTGTTGTTTACAGATGCCGTTTTACCTAGTCTTGATAATCCACAGACTTTAGACACGGCTGTGTTTAATGGTATTACACCTACGCAAGCCACCGAATTAGGTACTACTAACTGGGCTTTGGATTGTTATGGATATATTTCAGTATCTGAAACTGGACTCTACACATTTTCATTGTCTAGTGATGACGGTTCTGAGCTAGCTATTGATAACGTCGTGCTCATCAACATGCCGGAATCTCAAGACTATCCAACGACTGTGGTTAATAATGTACAGTTATTTGCAGGTCAACATAAATTTAATCTATTGTACTTCCAAAGCTTGCCGACCCAGATTGGCCTCACGTTGAAGTGGCAAGGGCCGACTAACGCCGGGTTGGGAACTTTATCTCCAGTACCGGCTTTTGCTTTCACTCATTAATTCTAGGAGTATCTATGAAAAAACTAGTTCAAGTTCAAGAAGTTGAAGGAGAAGGATTAGACGCGTTGTTAGGCGAACGCGTACTACTTATGTGCGCCGGATATTTTTATGAAGGAAAACTTACAGGAGTTAATAAAACTTTTGTTAAATTAAAAGATCCTGCCATCGTATACGCTACAGGAACATGGTCTGATAAAAATTACGCAGATATTCAGAAGCTTCATACTAAAGAATGGTATGTACAAACTAATCTAATCGAATCATTTGGAAAGTCTAAAAATGGTTAGTCCTAAAAGTTACCGAAATAGGTCTAGGTCTGGGTCTGGGTCTTGGCCTGGGTCTAGGTCTAGGTCTGAGTCTGGGTCTGGGTCTAGGTCTTGGTCTAGGTCTGGGTCTGGGTCTTGGTCTGGGTCTGGGTCTTGGTCTGAGTCTGGGTCTGGGTCTGGGTCTGGGTCTGGGTCTTGGTTTGGGTCTTGGTTTGGGTCTTGGTCTGGGTCTTGGTCTGGGTCTTGGTCTGGGTCTTGGTCTGGGTCTAGGTTTAGGTCTGGGATTTAATTCTAGGAGTATCTATGAACCCTGTACCGGCTTCGGCTTTTACACACTAGGTGATATATGGACATTACTATTAAAAGAGAAGAATTTTCCCCGAATGGCGTGTTTGGGGAAATGTATGATGATAAAGGCAATAAAATAGGAGTTACTTTAGAACATAGTTTCAACGGAACTCCGAAAGTAGCTCCTGGTACGTATACATGCCTTAGACACGCGCCGAATCGGCTGCCTTACAAGACTTTCGAACTTCAAAACGTACCGGATTTTGAAGGTAAGCCTGTGACTGGAATATTGATTCATATCGGGAATTACAACTCAGATAGCGACGGTTGTATTTTGGTAGGCGATCAAAAAAATGGCGATATGATTATGAATAGTGAATTAACATTTGCAAAGTTCATGGAATTACAAGATAATGTGAATGAGTTTACTTTGGTTATTGAATAAAACAGTCTAAGACGCAGGAGTTGATGCGATGAGCAAACCAAAAGAATTTTCATCAGCAGGTGCCAAAGATGAGTAAGGATAGCTTTAAATGGGCTGACTGGGCCGTCAGAAATAATCCTTTACGCGAATCGAAGCTAGAAGTAGCAATAGCAAGATTAGATCGTCTCATAGGCGCAGCCGAGACCCATATTCATCCATTGCAAGGATGCGAAGATGTTATCTGGCAAGCCAAAGAACTTTTGAAAGAATTAGAAACAGCTGCATTGTCAGCAGCACATGTTAAAAAAGACGAGAATTCTTAATATGATTTTTCGATATATTAAACAAGCATTGTAAGCGGGTTTTTAAATAGCGACCTAATAGGTAGAAGTTTGTGGACGATGAATTTAAACGCGATTTTATGCGCGCACTTTTTTGGATGATGGCCTGCGGCGCATTCGCATTAATATTACTAGTATTTTTATCAGGTTGTAATTACTGGAATCCTGTAAGTCCTAATATAGCTATGTTTCAGGGCGTAGATCCCGCTATAGAGCCTTATTTTGAAAGGTTTGTATCCGAGACTGGGTTTCCTACGTATTACGTGTCAGCCGGATTTACTACTTCGATAGAAGGTTCTGATTTGGTAGGAGAATGTATTTACAACGATATTCAAGCAGAGATTAGGATAGATCCTGTATACTGGGCTAGCATACAGGACAGCGATATACTTAAAGAACAAATAGTCTTCCATGAATTAGGACATTGTATATTTCATTATGGACATATATTTGACTTTACTTACGGGCAGCCGCTCAGTATAATGTATCCATATGCATTTAATACTGAAGAAGGTAGTATGCTGGGACTTAACGAATCTGCATATGTTGAAGCGTTAGTTAATAATGCGCCTGTAGATTTCTACAGTTTAATACAATTTTAATTATCTAGTCTTAAGAAATGACTGGATTTGATGTAACTGTACGGCACCACTATAGATAGTTCCTGCTTCTGATATAGATACTATACCTACTAGTTTGCCACTATCGTCTAAAACAGGACCGCCGCTGCTTCCAGGGTATACCTGGGCTGTCATCATGGTTTCGTAGAAGTCACGAACGCAAAGAATTACAAAGCCTGCATCTACGGTTTCGTGGAATTGACGAGCCTCACATTGTTTGGCGTCTAACTCCGTAATAACGATATCTTCAGGTACTTGAAGCTTCTGCTCCTCTAATAGTTCGCCATCCGTACGATAGGTTTCATGCATATGCCCGTGTGTCAACGTGTGGACATGCTCGTGTTTCATGGTCTTTTTGGCTATTTCAATGCTTTTAACGTTAGGAGACGTCATAAGCATGAGATCCATACCTTCGTCTATGTCTAACATATAAATTCTTTTTTCGTTGCCTTGCTCATCGATAGACATGGCACTGTTATCCTCGTCTAGGATTTCCTTGCAATGACCAGCCGTAAGTGTGTATACGTTACCGCTAGGAGCTTTTACCTGTATTCCAGTGCATGTGCCTCTCGCTCCTTTAAGCTGAAGTACTCTATCTCGTATATATGCGTCAGAAGAAACATTCTTGGCTTTAGTGCAAGATGTCAGAAAGAAACATAATGCTAATATGATACACACCGACGCGAGTGTCATCAATACTATTTCGTCTTTAGTGATCTTATGTTTCATCATTCCTACCTTCAGCCGTGGTATTTTTTTCGCCATTTACTTCTATGTATTTTTGAGAAACTTTACCGCCCATAGCTGCACCAACAAAAACCAGTGCAGATGAGTCATGCCCTGTAAAAGCCAGTCCAATAGACGCGAATAACGCTATCATGGCCATTACTCTCATCGAAGAAATATCAGAAGATTCCGAAAATAGGTCTTTTAGCCAGCGTTTCACTTGATCAGCCTAAATCCTTCTACAATAGTGGCTATTACGGCTAATATCTTTAAAACCCGATAAAAAGCCCTCATATCTACCATAAGCTCTTTCATAGGCTTGATTTGTTCTTCAAGATTATCTGAGCGCTTCATATGTTTTTCTAAGTTGTAATCTATGGAATCAAGCCTATTTTCAATACGATCTAGTCTTTTGTCGTCCATGGCATTAGTTCACTTGGCCTTGAAGGAAGTTAATAATAGTTTCAGTCGTGTTTAATTCTTGGTCTATAGGAGTAGAGGAAGTCAGCGCGTACGTAACGGTGTCACCCACGGCTAAATTCATTGTAAGCCGTACTGTGCATATATGACTCGGATTCGTGGTGGGGATGCTGTTAAGTGTAACAGATGAACTCGCTGTAGCGCTTCCTGCCTGAGTTATAGATGCTGTTAGAGTGGAACTGGCTCTAGGACTTACTTGTAGCGTTGCGGTTGATACACCCGCCTGTGTTACCGTGTATACATAGGAATTGAGTCCTACATATGATTTAGCAGTATTAAAGTTTGGAATTACTATCGTGGCCATATTAGCGTCCTTGTCTTAAGTTAATAGTTGTTTTAAGAAGGCTGGGCGGCTGGTCGGCAGGAAATGCCGTACTAGATGTAACAGCAACCGTGATTATATCACCCGCTGCACAATTAAATTGAGCGGTAAGCTGATTATCTGGTGAGACAGGCGAGGTAGTTGCAGACGTAAAAGTCGTCGTTGTACTTCCAGTCTGTGTCGCTGTTATTACAATACCAGACGCCGGTATTAGAGTAGATCTCACTGTCAGTGAGTACATACCTGCAGATGGTACAGCGCATTGGTCTGTATTTAATCCGTTCATTACTGATTCTTGCTGGGTATTCATATATCCTTAATAGCCCGTAGGCGGGTTAAAGTTTACGTTATCTGTAGTAGTGCAGCCTATTTGTATAGGACTGCCATCCGTGCATACTTGGGTAGTGATTTGAACCCAAATATATGCGGGATCAAAATAATCCGTGGGTTGACAAAGCTGCATATTAATAACTAATCCATTCAATATTTTAGCGTATATATAAACCATTATGTATATTGGTAGATGATTATAAGACCATTACTACCTGCTCCACCCGCCACTGAATTCGTGTTAACTGCCGCACCGCCTGAGCCTCCCGAACCGTGTCCCACACCAGCCGCTCCTGCAGCTGTAGGCGATATTTGACTACCGCCAAAACCATAAGTAGCGCCGCCACCACCTGCTCCGCTAGTTACATAAGTATTTCCATCTATTAAACTAGAAAATCCTGTTTGTCCTGGGATATTTACTAAACCATTAGTTGCTGCGCCACCTGCTCCTCCTGTAGCCCCTGTAATGCCAGCAGAACTAACACTAGCCGCGCCGCCTACGCCTCCAGAAGCCGTATAGGTAGTAGCGCCTACAGTAAGAGTAGTGTTGCCTCCTGTAGCTCCTGCATTAGCACCACCAGCTGCTCCGCCTGCTCCACCAGCACCTATGGCTATTGTATATGCCGTAGAAGGCGTAACAGTTAATAGTCCAGTTTCTACAGAACCCGCACCTCCGCCTCCTCCGCCCGCTGATCCTTGCCCTGTTCCTGTAGAATTAGCGCTTGCGCCTCCTCCACCACCACCAATAAGAGTCGCATATATACTAGTAACACCAGCAGCTGTAGTGAATGTCGTCCCTGAAGTAAGAGTAGTTACAGAAACTAATAGCCCTTTAGCGCCTAAAGATAAAGTACCGGCCCCGGCAGTAGCCGTGACATTCGTGCCTGTTCCTAAAGTTGCCGTTGTATAAGTAGTTCCGTTACCAATCAATAATTGACCGTTAGTCGGTACTGCTGTAGATCCAGTACCGCCATTAGCTGGAGCTAAAGTTCCCGTAACACCTGTTGTCAAAGGAAGGCCGGTCAAGTTAGTAGCCACGCCAGATGCCGGAGTCCCCAGGGCAGGTGTTACAAGTGTAGGACTGTTCGATAGTACTACTGATCCTGTGCCAGTAGATGTAGTCGTTCCAGTTCCGCCGTTTGCTATTGGAAGCACACCGGTGAGTTGTGAAGTAGGAAGACTAAGAGCCGACAATGTAGTGAGCGTGCTATTCGTTGTTGCTGTTATATTCGCAGCAGTTCCTGTCGTGTTTTGGTTCAAAGTAGGAAAGTTACCAGCCACAGCAGTTGCAACAGACGTGCCATTACCGTACAGAATACCAGTAACTGTTGTAGATAAAGTCAAGGCAGGAGTAGTGGTAGGGTTAGCGACAGTACCGGCAAAACCATTAGCTGAAGCTACCGATACAGACGTTACAGTACCGCCCGATCCTGTAGCAGACAGTGTTATAGAGCCTGCGCCGTTAACTATTGATACACCCGACCCAGCCGTAAGCGTGGACTGTGTGTATCCTGTCCCGTTTCCTATTAGGAGTTGGCCATTAGAAGGTGCCGTGCCTAGCCCCGTACCGCCATGAGCTATAGTAAGAATTCCTGTTAGCTGTGAAGTGGGAAGGCTTAAAGCAGATAATGTAGTTAAAGTCGAGTTAGTCGTGGCTGTAATATTACCGGCATTGCCTGCGATATTACCGGTGACTTGAGATCCAGGCAATGACAATGCCGAAAGTGTTGTGAGTGTGCTATTAGTAGTAGCTGTAAGTGCTGTAGCCGTGAGCGGTCCTGTTACATCACCAGATAATGTACCTGTTAGGGACAAGGCAGGAGTCGTAGTAGGATTAGTTACGGTACCTGTAAAGCCTCCGCCATTAACGAAAGAGAAGTTCGTTACAGAACCACCGGCCTCAGTATTAGATATAATTATATTTGAGCCAGAAGTAGTAATTGCTATTCCAGTTCCTGGCATTAGCGATAATGCGCCTTCAAGGCCATTAATACTTATGACACCTTCCGTGCCATTGCCTATATTAGAGCCTAGATCTGTGGTGCCGGATTGAATTGCCACATTAGCCTTTAGCGAAGAAGTTAGCTGTTACTGTGCCTGTACCAGAAGTAGCCGTATAGCTTAGACGCACCCATTTATAAGCCGCTAACCCTGCAATCCACGTCCAGTTGCCTGAAGTTCCTAGAGTTGTTACCTGGGAATTAGTGTAATTACTCCAATTCGTAACTAAAGCCGCCGGATCAGGTCCTACGGGATTGCTAGTAGAAGGCGCTAAGGGCACGATATCATTAGATACTTGGATTTGAAATACTCCTACAGGCGCGCCAGTCCATTCGGCTTGTATCGACCATGAGTAGAGTTGATTGATCTCTATGCCGATTGAATTAACAGTACCTGTGGCTGGCAATGTTCCATTACCTAAGGCGGCGTTCATTATAGGGGTAGAATCTTTTTTACTCATATGTCCTTTAAACTAAAGTAGCCCAGACAGTTCCGTTATACCATCTAATCGTATTGCTAGTAGTGTTATAGTAAATAGCACCCGCTGTCCCTGTAGGATCTGTAGTTTGCATAGGCAGTACAGCATACAAGGCGTTTAGCTGAATCGAGCCTCTAGTAGTAGAAGCCGTTCCTGTTTGTAGCACTATATTACCAGAAGTAGAACTAGATGCATTGCCTGTTGCTATAGTAATATTGCCTGACGCATAAGTAGGTGTATTAATAGTAGTTATAGAAAGTGGCCCACCTGGGTTAGCGCTATTCCCAGGAAACATACTTTGTATACCGAATCCTGTGTTTACATTAGAATTAAGAGTACCCCAAACGTAACCCGCAGAGGTTACGGATAATGTAGTGATGTATTCATTAGGCCAAGGCGTTCCGAGTTCGCCTAACATCGTAGTACCGTTCGATAGTAAATCCTGTCCTACTGACGTAGGAGACGTCAAGTTCGAAAGACTTTGGTTTGCATAACTTGAAGGAACTAAGCCCCAACTACCATTTCCTTGTAAAAAGTAATTTTCTTGACCTGCAAGCGGCGCTGGTACGATACCACTAGTGCCATTAGTTACTCCTGGCATACTGAAAGATGCAGATGAAAGACCAGTACCGTTATCGTGAATTGAAGTCTTACCATACAGCGTAGAAGCTGGCACTGCTAAAGAAGTATAAACAAGAGTACCATTCTTATAATAGGTTACTTGTCCTAAATACAATTGAATACTAAAGACATCCGATGTTGTGCTTGGACCTATAGAATATTTATTTACTGCATTTTCATAAATAATTGCATAGCCGCTTGAGAAATTAATTCCGAATTGTACATCGGTATCTGCATTACCTGTGTTAGTGGCACTAAATCCGCAAAGTCCTACAGTTCCCGCCAAAAAAGTAAAGGAAATAATGCTGCCACTCGTAAAGCTTTGAGATGAAAACGCGCCTGAATTTCCCCATCCGCTAGTAGCGGTATCTGTAATACTCCCGCCAGAACCAGTCGTAGCGCCTGTAACTGCCGTCCATGTGATAGCTCCTGTAATAAGCGGCGGCCCAGTAAAAACGTTTGCTGAAACTGTTCCGGACGTGTTTACAAGAGGCAAAGTAAAAGTCAGAGGTGTAGGAGCTCCAGTTAATTGAGAATACGGCAATGACAATGCCGAAAGCGTTGTGAGTGTGCTATTAGTCGTAGCTGTTAAAGCCGTGGCTGTAAGTGTTCCAGTAATATCTCCTGTCAGCCTTCCAGTAAGAGATAAGGCAGGAGTCGTAGTAGGATTAGTTACGGTACCTGTAAAGCCGTTCCCATTAGTAAAAGAGAAGTTCGTTACAGTTCCGCCTAAGCTAGGCGATGTATTAGTAATAGTAATGTTAGTGCCAGAAGGAGTAACAGATATACCAGCGCCAGCTACAAGGGTAAGGGAGCCTGTCAAACCATTCAGACCAGTAACACCTGTGCCCCCTAATACAGGGTATTTAGCGTAGAACTGACTCATTATGTAACCTTAGCTGAAACTACTGCGTTTAAGACGCCTGTGCCTGAAACAGCGGTATAAACAAGGCGAATAGCATAGGCACTCATAGCGTCAATGTCGATGAAACCGTTTCCTGGACTGCCTGTAGCAGCTGGTACTGTGCTGAGAGTAACGGTAGTCCAATCGCCGGGGTTAGTCACTACTCCAGCGGCGTTAAGAGCATAAGTATTTGATATTTGTATTGAAAATGTGCCTGTAGGCGTGCCGGTCCATGAGATATCATAGCCGATCATTGATAGATTTTGGATTATAGTTGGCGTAGATGTGACGCTTGTAGTCATGCTGGCGTTCGTTATAACGGAGTAGGGGCCAGCTAAAGGGCGAGATGCCATATGCCTTCCTTGTGGGATAAGAGCTTATAAACTCTAGGGTTCATATTGCGATACAGTCCTATTTGACATTTAAACGCAGATAAGCTATTATGTTTTTGGAGGATTAATGGCAAAAATTGATTATTTCGAAGAAATAGAAAACCTACTCAATAAATCGCCAAAACCAATATATGTTGCTTTTGCGCTGTACTGCGCTAGAGACCAACTCCATAATATTAAAGATAAAAACATCTACAATAAATGCCATAAAGCCCTAGCTATTACAGAGGCTTTTATTAAAGGCCAAGCCACTCAATCAGAAATAGAAGCAGCCTACAGCGCGGCACACAGCGCGGCCTACAGCGCGGCCAGCAGCACGGCCAGCAGCGCGGCCCACGCGGCCTACGCGGCCAGCAGCGCGGCCCACGCGGCACACAGCGCGGCCTACAGCGCGGCCAGCAGCGCGGCCTACAGCGCGGCCCACGCGGCCTACGTGGCCTACGTGGCCTACGCGGCCTACGCGGCCTACGTGGCCAGAGGCAATAAATTAAAAGAGTATTATGAAAAATTAGAGGATATGCTACGAAATCTACACAGAATTGAAAGAATAATTTATAACATCAATGAGTAATTAATATAGCGAGGCGTAGATGTGACGCTCTCTAGGGTTCATATTGTGATACAGTCCTAATTGACATTTAAACGCAGATAAGCTATTATATTTAAAGCCAATGAAACCAATAAAACTAAGAATAAAAAACCTTGATTCTAAATTCCTAGTAGAGTTCTTTTATGAAGAACATGGCTGGCGTATAGGTAATAATGTATTCGGTAAGAATTTGGAATTCGACAGTCTAGAAAAAGCAAAAGAATGCGTACAAGCTAATATAGCGAATTACAAAGGAATTTCAGTAGATCCTATTCTCGAGAAGATCGATCCGACTCAGCCGCCTGATCAGAAGTCTGATACTTAACCGCACCTTTTTGAAGTCCTTTGCCGGCTTCTTTAGTTACTTTCTTAGGCTTACCCTGTTGTTGTGGCTGTTGCTGGGGCTGTAATGCCATCTGTGCGGATTGTATAGACATGGGCTGCATTGTAGCGTCTAAAGGATTACCTAGGAATAGGCTTAAAGACATCCTGGTCTTGTACGGAATCATGCCATTCTCGGATTGCATACTCCCTATTTCATTAGTGAGCTTTTGCATCATCTGGTTATAAAGACCAGGATACATGCCGTTTAGATCTTGGATATCAGAAGCTTGAAGCGAGCCATTCTTGATGCGAGCAAGTACTACATTGGGATTAATAGCGATGTCTTGTGCTCTGGCATAACGAGACTTCTCTGCCTTTGTAGGCTCTATAGTCTTATCTAAAACACCAGGCTGATTAGTCTTAGGCTTTAAGTTTTGTAGGTATTGAGCAACTCTGGTTTGCGTGGCTGAGACGGCTTGCTGGTGTTGTTGCATGTAATGACCGAGTTCACTATTCTGGCCTTGCGCGAACTGATTGGGCTGATTTTGGACTTTACTAAGTGATTTCTCTAGTTTTTCTCTATCCGAACTATCAGGTATGGCATTACGAGCCAATACCATTGCGCCTGGCTTCAGGGTATTTTTAACGGCGTTGGACAGGGTGTCTTGGTTCTTTTTTACATTACTAATGAAGTTAGCCATGGCTTTAAAGCCAGGAGCGTCGATAGGTTCTGTAGATCCCATGAAACGAAGTAGTGCAAGCCTAGCTGCCTCTGGGCCTTCCTTGCCAAGACGCGCTGCGGCTTCACCAGCCACTACGTATGCCAAAGGATTATGGCCCATTAAAAGACCTGCAGCTCCCATAGCAGAGCCGCCTAAATGCTTTACAATTCCCCATAGACCTGCGGGTGTGCCGCTGTCTCTAGGGCTAGTGATTTGTTTCAACACACGGCTACCAGCTTCTGCTCTATCTAGGAATTCCTGAGGTAGTATCGTTTTGAGATAAGAGTCTTTACCAGCCTTAGTCTTGTCTATGATGGTTCCTAGTTTATTTACGTTTATATCTCCAGCTTCGTTTATGGCTGGTTTAAGGATTGCGCGACGTTCATTCTTGATTACTTCTTGAAATGCTTCAGGAAAATTCTCTTGTAAGAATCTAGCCCCGTCCATGTTGTTTTTAATCGAGAATTTCTTTAGGACCTGTTCAGGTGTCATATTCTCTGTGAGCTGTTTCATGAAATCTCTGGAATTCCTAGAATTTATATTGAAATGATCTCCGAGCTGTTCGCGTACAGCCTCAGCCATGGCGTATTCTTTATTTAAGGCATTGCGAGATGCGATGAGGTTAGCGCCTGCATCTCCTGCGCCTATAACACCTGCCCGTTCGGCATTATCTGCCGACGATGCGATGACTTGGTTTTTATAGTCTTTAAGCATATTTCGGATAGTTGAATAGGCCTTGGCTTCTTCAAAGTCGCCGGAACGAGATGCCTTACTTAAGGCGCCACGAAGTTCTGAATCGTATTTATCAAAGTCTGCAATGGTTTTAAAAGAGAGTTGTCTCTCACCGGCATCGTAGAATAGATCGGCATGCGGTGAATTAGGAGCGAAGTCCGTTACACCTCGCTCTCTAAGTCTATCCATTAGTGCCAACTTTGAATCATCCGAAGTAGGTAGTTTAGCTGCCGTGGCATTGCGTTCGTCCATGCCTTTCCAGAGAGGCTCAAAAGTTTCCTTGATCTTATCGTTGATCTTACCTGCGATTTGACGTCCCGCATCATCGTTATCGTAGACTTTGAGATCTTCTAAATTGGAGCCTAAAGGCTGTAGCACGGAATCAGAGACTTGCTTTTTCAAAGCTTCCTGTTCGGCAAGCATTGAGGCATTCTCGGAACGCTTAAGATTAGCTACTTTATCAGTAACGAATGGCGTATCGGAAAGGTCGGCACGCTGAAGGGCTGTGGGATTTACACCCAATGTCTCTAGGTCTTTACTGACGCCCTCAGAAAGGGCTATCATGCTTTTTCCGTCTACTTGGTTCTTAGCTGCATTAAGGAATTCCTCTAGCTTAGGACCAAACGTAGCCTTCCATAAAGGACTAACCACAGCGCCTGTAGCACCAAATGCTGCCCCTATAGCTGAACCTATTCCTATATTAGCTAATGCTGACTCGGCACTGGTGTTGGGATCTTGCAAGATAAGCTTACTAGTCTCATCTGAACCTGACAGTACGCCCATCTCTATGGCTTGCTGCACAGCAGATGAGCCTATCTTATGGGCAAGGCTAGTAGCCTCACCAGCCTTCGTAGCAAGCCCCAGGCCTTCCACACCTAGCTCGCCTGCCTTGGTCATCAAGGCGGCCTCGCCTGTGCCTGTAAGCAGCCCTCCTGTAAGACCTGCGGCTTCGCCTATACCTGCAGTCCAGGGATTAGCCTTTTGACGAGCCAAGATATCCTGGGCTGGTACATCAAATATCCGCTCAGCTCCTGTAGCTAAAGGTCCTAATAGACCACGACCTACGCCTTCCAAACCTGCAATGGCTTGCTGACCTGGTGTTCCATAGGTTTCTGAGTCGTCTTTCAAGGAGTCAAAACTAACTGGGGGCTGCGTATTCTGTGTAGGCGTTCCAGTTGGAGCAGGTGTAGGCGTAGCAGGTGTTGCAGCATCATTAGGTAGACTATCAAAGTCCATTATTCACCTTATTTGACTGGAATGGCTTCGCCGTTAGGACCGCGTCTATAAGTCACGCCATTAACTGTCTTAGTCTGAGGCTGTTGTGTAGCTTTAGGGAGTTGACGAGTAGGCAGATTATAGGTATGAAGGAGGTTGTTATACTCGTTTTGCTTGACTTCCTGAAGCTCTTCGATCTTAGGAATAGCGCTGAAATTTCTGAAAATAGAACCTGGACTTCCGCCTATTTGAGAAGTAAGAAATTCTGCTTCTGAAGGCTTATATACGCCGTCATGCTGGGCTTGTTTCACCATGCCTATAAGCTGGCCCTGAATAGTAGAAGCGCGGGCTTCATATTTGGCATACTCAGCCGGATTTGTAGGAATAGGCTGTTTGGCAATCTCAAGGGCTTGATTCATTATATCACTAACGGTTTTATGCGTAGAGATTTGGGTTTTAACAGCATCGGGTACAGGCGCAAGGTTACGAGTAACACCTACGCCGGGGACTGTGGCGTCTTGCCATTGTTTAGCCATAGCTGTGTCACCTAAAGCCGTGGCATAACGAGCCATCTTATTAGACTGCGCAACCTCAAGGTCTGGATCACCTGTAGAGTTAGCCGCCATATGCATCATGGTTTGAGACATAGCGATTTTTTGCTGGAGAGGAGCATATTGTTGAAGGAGTGCTCCGCCCTTCTGTAATGCTTCCATAGCTGCAAGTCCATTAGGTCCGCCAGTAGCATTGGCTGCTGCTTTCTGGAGTTGAGCATATGCCATCTGGGCATTCGTAAGTCTAGCGAAGTTCATGGTATCGTTCATATTGCGGAACTTATTCTGGAGAGACGTAAGAACATTTTGTTTCTTAGTCATTTCCGCGGCTTGCGCCTTAAGATTCTGTTCCATATTGAACTTAAGGAAATCAATTGCTGCATTAGGCTTATTAGTAGGATTAAATCCTGCGATTATCATACCTATAGCACTAGCTATTTTACTGTGGCTTCCGTTGCCGTCTTTATCGCCCGTCCAATATTTCTCAGGTGTGATATGGTTATTAGCGATATCATCTCTCACGGCATTCATTTCACCATCAATGCTATGGTAGGCATCTTGATAGTTATTCAGGATGTTTCTCTCTGCCTTGGCTTGTGTATCATAAATCTTGGCTTGCTGCTGTGCGAATTGGCTTTGAGCAGCGCCTGTGCCTTCTATACCAAGCAATTGTCTCATAAACCCTTGGTTAGACATCGTGAGCATGTTCTGAGTGCCCTGATCTATGGCATCGACAGGCTGACCTGAAGGATTAATCGCGTTAGGTTCTGGAGGATTCTCAGGCGTGCCTGGGATTTGAGGACCATTCGGCACGTCAGGAACCGGTAGAGGCGCTAAACCTGCACTTACGCGGGCTTGATTTTCTTTAATTATGTCTTGCTGTTGCTGAGAGATGGCAGCAGCATTCACCGCTTTTTCGTCAGTTTCTTGTTTTTGTGCTTTTATCCAATTATTAGAATTGAACTGCTGAGGAGACTGCCCATCCTTACCAAACTGGGCAATAGCAATGGGAGCTGTCATACCTTTAGGAATAACGTTACTCATCATTCTATTGTATATTTCTTTAGTTCTAGCCCTGTCAGGATCTTCTTTTGAAATAGGCTCTGAAGTAGCCTGCTGTGGATCTCTGTAATTAGGAACAGAGGCTGGAACACCTGCAGAGTCTGGATCTAAATTAGTCGGTACTTGAGGAGCGCTGTCATCTTGAGAAACGGGCTGGTCTGGATCGGCATAGGCTTTACGGATAGGACCGCCGCAGGCTTGACAAGTCGTATCACCAGGGTGTCCAGGTTCGCTAAGACTTTGAATACCGCCCTTGGCTTGCCCTGTAACAGTCGTGGGCATGCTCATAGGCGAGATTTCTCCGCCTTTTGCATTAGATTGGGGAGCAGGAGTGTCTGATGCCGGCATTCTGTTTACTAGTGCTGATGGAGCCGGCGCAGTTTGTACTATTGGATCTCCTGTCTCGAGATCTTGACCGTGCATACTTCGGATTTCACGGGTATTAGCAGCATCCACTCCATATTTACCGACGGCTTCACTGTGGTCGTATTTAGGTGAGCTCGGATCATCGGAGACTGGGTTTGATCCAAAGCCCCAAGCAGCTTTTATTCGTCCGCCCTCAGCCATTTGCTGTGAGGCTTGATTGGCTTGAAGCGGCGTCTGGGCTTGAGACGACATCTTAGCTAGAGCAGCAAGGGCTTTTTGGTTATCAGGAGACAGTGATTTATGACTTAATCGGATTTCATGGCCATCTGGATGCTTAAGTGTAGTAGTATGCTCGTCAGTCGAGACATGTCGCATCTTAGAAAAATCTAACTTAACATTAGCCATTATTTCTTTCTGTGTTTTTGCATCATGATGTCTTGAACGAATTTATGTGCGGCCCAGTGAGGATGCTTTGACTGAGTAACACTACGCGGAAGAATAATGTCGCCTTCATTCAAGGTCTTAGGCACGGTATCATTAGCATAATCGTTTTTAGCGCCTCCGACTTTAGGCTTACCTGGGATTTTCTCACCGGACATCGGAGATTTCTTTCCTTCGGCGACTTTCTTGACGTCCTTGGCTTTAATGCGTATCTCGCCAGGGCTTACTAAAGCAGGTACTTTACCGCCGTGTGCCATTTTTGTTTGGTCTGTTACATCTATAGCGCCAGGGGCGCTGTATGTGTCTGGAGCATTTCCTTGGCCTGGCGTAGCAATATCTTGGGAAGTAACCTTTTGGGAATTGGGATCAGGAGAGCTAAAAAGACTCTTAATGCCATTTATGGCATAATCTCCAAGTGTTTTAGGCTGAAAACTTTGATTACCAGAACCTGTGTTATTAGCACTAGCAAATGCTTTGCCGACCGTAGATTTTGGCCCAGCGCCTGAAGACTGACTTTGCTTAGGGGATTGAGAACTTTGAAATGGGTTAGATATCGAAGGTATGGATATTGCAGAAATTTGTGGTGCCGATACTTGAACGCCGCCGCCATCTGCTAGTAAGGCTAGTAATCCTCCGCCTTTACCACCGCCACCACTAGAAGACGTAAAAGGATTCGAAGTAGACGGAATAGATACAGAGGATACTTGTGGTGCCGATACTTGAACGCCAGAATCGCCTTCCGTCGCTTCACCACCATCAGCTAGCATTTGCATAGCCGAACCAGCCGAAGGCATCATACTACCCAATAATTGATTCTGGGATTGCATTTCCTGTCCCGCTAAGGCTGTGTTAGCAGAATTTATATTGGATTGCATGCCTACATTGGCGTTATTTTGACCTGCTATTGCATTTAATATGTTGGATTGTTCTGATTGATTCGCATTAGTAACGGCACTTGTGGCCTGTGCTTGCTGCGCGGCTTGATTGTTAGCCATATTGCCAGCAGCTGACAATGCATTCAAACTTTGGTTTGCTTGCATAGTAGCGCCTTGGCCTACGGCTTGCTGCTGAGTCGCGGCGCCTTGCTGAGCGGCTTGCCGAGCCATCAAACCCGCATTAGCTCCTGATCCACGCTGCCCTGCCATAAGTGAGGCTTGAGACGCTACGTTTTGGCCAGTAGCCTGATTAAGCATGGCTTGAGCTGGATTAGGGCCTTGGCCTGAGGCTATGTTTTGGAGCTGATTATATACTTGGGATTGATTACCTAGCCCATTCTGGGCTTGAACAGCATTTAAAAAATTTTGCTGCTGTTGTAATGCCGTCTGATTTTGATTATAGGCTGTAGTTGCCTGAGCTGCAGTTGTTGGTTGAAGTATATTAGCACTGGAAGGAGCACTAAAGCCAGTTCCAGCTACGCCGCCTGCTAGTCCTAAAAGACCTGATATAAAGCTTATGATACACCTCTAGATATGACTAGTGTCTTCAAGTCGTCTATATTGCGATACAGTCCATTACTTGAAACTTATGGATATTAATTTCTCGCCTAGGATATTGAATCCTCGGCTTTTTGCTCTCTTTAGTACGCCTTCGTCGTGTGTAAAAGCCATAAGTCCCTGGATTTCCAGTGCTTTTGCTTCAATGATGAGTTGATCTACTATCATATCAATGGCTTGATAGCCTGCTCCTGAACTTCCGCCTAATAACGAATTTAAGAAAGACATAGTTCTCCTAGAATGTTAAACTCAATAAATTATGGTTTAACGTAATAAAACCCGTAGCTTCGAATCTATTGACTATAGTTAAGTCAGTAGTGAAGGCTATCAAGCCTTGTAGTTTTAAAGTTTTAGCCTCGTTTATCAAAGTCTCTACTATTTGTGATATAGCCTCGTGTCTTAGAACACTCCCGAAGTGCTTATTAGACGTTAGTCCGTCTATCTGAGCTACCACGTCACACTCGACTCTACGAAGAAAACATGCCGCTATAGGCTGATCTCCAAGCATTGCTATATACCCTATTTTAGGTACGCTTGTATCTAGAACAGGTACATTGTAATCTTGAGATACAAGCATTTCCTGTAACAGTTTCATATGCTTAGATACCCTAAAGGGTTCAATTCTAATTTGATCCAAAACTTCTTGAAGCACGTTGCGTCCTATAACCTTTCTTCATACCTACGATGAGATTCAATCCTGAAAGCGAAAGTCCTTGGCCTGCTTGAATGCCTAATGATGAGTCATAGACTTCTGATATAGTTACTTGAAACGACTCACATTTCTGGAATTGTGGGAAAAAGCGAGTCTCAAATATATTAGCCGTACTACCGTTACCAGGCTGCGCTATCGTACTAGAACCCCAGCTATTACCTGATCCCCACTGTGCTTCGCCGCCCCAGTTAGGTACGTAATTATCAGGAGTGATCGTGATATTTTGTACCGCGCTAGCATTATAGTCATAGGCTAGTTGAACGTTCAGCGTGAATGGAGTGAAGTATGTACCAAGGAGATAACCGAAGTAAAACCGCTCGTATCCTTGGAGTCCGGCTATATTAATCCAAGACGTTGTAAAGCTCATAAGGACAGGCTCAGAGCCATCCACATAAGTATTAGGCGTTTCTTGAAATATCTGACCAAAAGAATTCAAATAGGTTTGATAACTTTGATATAAAGTACCAGAAATAGCAGAGATGTTTGAATGCGTTCCCCACTGATTTACGTAATAGTCGTACATGAGTGTAATACTGTTATTTAAAATAAACCGGACTTGAGTCGTGGCTGGTATACTTTGCGCCGATACTACTGGGATGGAGTTATAGGACTCTACTGGTGCACCAATGTAGTTAGTACTTAGATCTCTACCTAATAGCCAAATGCCTTTATCGGATTGAAACATCAATCCATTTTGCATTAGTACTATAGAACTTGGATTATTACAGCCCACAGCACTAGTAATGAAAATCGGGTCTGAATATTGGCTGTTAGCGCCAGTGTTGTCCGGACCTGTGCCATTGATATAATATATCGCATCTTTTTTAAAAATAATGAGTTTGTCATCCATAGGAGCTAATGCCGTTATAACACCGGTAGAACCTTGAGCACCTGAAGTAGGTGCTACATAGAGCGTCAAGAGATCGCTCATTTCTACAGGAACGGCTTCGATTACTTGCTTAGAGAACCACAAAAGGTTCTGATCTTCTGCATCTACAAGCCAAAGTCTGTTATTAAACAATGCAGAGGCAGTAGATGCAGGAGCTGCTATATCTTCTACAACGCTGCCAGTAGTGTAAATCAAGGCATTCCCAACGATTTGATTATCCGGCAAAGTATCTGTAATCGTTACATAATCCACTGTTGGATTGTTTATGATTGGGTTTTGAATACTAGTGAACTGGTAATAGCTTTGCTGGGCTTCACTCCAGCGATAGCCTACTATGCGTACAGGGTTAGTGACTGGGTTACCTGCAGCGACTTCGATTGGATCGGGTTGTTTAGATGTTAACCTTAGAGTAGGAACGTAAATCGTCGTAGAACCCGTATCTACTGTCTGAAGGGTATTAGATCCCGTAGAAGGCGCTGTGGTAGGTAGACTCAGGCCTAGCGTCGTCCCATTAATACTTGTTATAGTAGTGTTGGCCTGTAACGTATTAGATGTAATTGTAGAAATCGTATCGCCAGGGGTAGTAGCTGATGCTCCTATAGTAGGCTGAGAGATCTCTACAGTACTTCCCGATATACTAACGATAGTCGTATTGGCTTGTATATTAGTGGAGGTCGTAGTATCAGTAATGATATCGCCGACATATAATGTACCTGAAGGACTTGTAATGGTAAGGAATGTCTCGCCAGCAGCAAATACGGACTGAAACGTGACAGGCGTTGGTGTAGAAATGTCTGTCAACACCTGTCCGACTTTAAGACCAGCAACGCTAGAGGCTGTTATGCTAGATACTCCGGAAGCAAAAGTAGAAGTAAAGGTAATGGGAGTAGTTGTGAGTGTTGTAGTAATAGGGATACTAGGTGCTGAGCGATGGATGTTACCCGTGGCATCTGTCCACTCATAAGTGAACTGATAGTAATACACCTGAGGCGCAAGTCCTCCGCCAGTCATGTTATTCACAATGCTTTGATCTTCCGGCCAGACATGAAATCCATGTTCTACAGGCTCTACACCATCGTATTGCCAGAGCATCCCACCCGTGAGGTGTAAACTTCCCGCTATTTCAGACGAGTATTGTTGATTATCATTAATCGTGAAAGTAGCTAGATTTACTCCAGTCTGCGTGTATATAGCAGCTGAAGGCAATCCAGTAGCCGTGTTTTTGTTTACAGAAGTGAGTAAATCCTTATAGAGATAAGATACATACCAGTTGCTGTTTACGTACGGAACGCTAGACAAGACTTGAGTGATCTCGTATCCTCCACCATTAGAATAGGCGAGACGCATATATATCTGGCCTGTGCTATCTATCAAAAGATACGTAGGCTGATTAGAGGTGGGCGGAGTATCTGGAGCTGAAGGAGGTGCAGGCGTGGCAGGCTCTCCATAAGCCGCAAGCATGTAAATCGTAGAACCAAGCAACGTGTACGCAGTCGTGGGAAGTACATTCGATGTAATCAGGACGTTAGGCGATGAAGTCAATGTGTATTGATATTGAATGAAAGCTTTAGAAGCAAGTCCTAGAGATCTCAGTATTACATATGGTGTTCCTGGAGTACCCGCGCCTATCATGGACGTAACGACTTGTACGCCTGATATGTAATTCTGATCAGAACCTTGTAATACAGTTACGAGATTAGTAGTTTCATAAAAAACGTAGAGTATTCCATTATTTATAATACTAGTGAGTGTAGCTATGTTAGCTGCCGTTACATCAGTAGTGGCAGTCATCTTAGGTATTAGCCCGTAAGTATAACTAATACTGTACACTGATCCGCCTGAGTAGTACGTAACATAGAGGATATTATTGATTGTATCAGGGGTTAGACTTACTAATGAAGTCGCGCCGGTAGTCGCGGACTGCACAGCTGCGGACTGCGCTAACGAAGTAGTTATAAAGCCTGTAGCTATAGAAGTAGTAGAATAAGACCAAGACAGAAATAAAAGGCCGCCGATAGATATGCCATCATATCCCGCGTTTTGAGACGTTACAGAGGCGCTAAATGTCGCAGCCGCTCTTGGGTTAGATACGTTTGCTATAGGTATTGACACGTACTTAAGAGCTAAAGTAGATGTTATATAAGTCACTACGAAATAAATACCACCAAGTACAAAGGCTCTTGGATTAGCGGCAGTAGCTTCTAGCGCAACTCTAGGGAGTATAGATTGCCCAGTAGCCGAGTCTGAGATTTGATAATAGCTATTCCCGTTCGTATCCATGTAAACCGTACATGCCATACCATTGGAGGCGACGGCTACATCTGATCCATATTGAGACGTAGAAGTCCTCGTTATGGTATTAGTAGAGAGCTGTACGGGTTGTACGATTCCTTTGTTATTCCACTGGTTTGCATCCGCATTGAATGCATAGAGATCAGTACCTGTAATAACAAGGGTGTCATTAAGAGTCGTTATATTGGTTTGAAGTAAATTGGTTTGGCCGTCAAGCTGTGGGAGGCTAGTAATGTTTTGAAAGCCGTTTCGTTTACTCAGCCTTCCAAGAGTTGTAAAGACTGAGTTATTCATCATGGCAAACGAGCCGACCGGGATTTGATAAGGATCAGGCTTGGTGTTTACACCTTGAATGAAGTTTATAGATACGGGTTGCTTTTGAAGGGCCAATTATGCCGCTCCTAACCAATAAAGGATTAATCCGCCAGAACCACCTGCTCCGCCTGTACCGCCCGTAACAGTTCCTGCAGCATTATAGTAAATCATTCCACCACCGCCTCCGCCAGCGCCTGAATTAGCTGCGCCTGAAGACCCGTTATTAGCAGTAGAACCCGATGTATATCCGTTAGCACCATTCGCACCTTCGCCGTAACCAGCCCCGCCTCCGCCCGCGCCTGCAGCAGGAATGCCTAAAGTACCGGCACTGCTAGTTCCGCCTAACCCGCCAGAAGCATAATTAGAGTTATTGCCATTCGCTCCTGCGCCTGTTTGGGTAGTTGTGGCGCCCCCGCCCCCACCACCAGCTGTTTGGCCCCCGGCTGCGGCGTATACATCCGTTCCTGGAGAGCCTGTAAAGCCTCCGCCAGTAGTAACTGCAGGACCACCTGCACCTACGGTTTGAGCGCCTTGAAATCTAACAAGGAACGTAGCAGGCGTAAATACTGTGCCTGATGCACTACCGGTGGCCTTTTGGAGGAGAGTAACTGTAGTACTGCCAACTATTGCGATTACGGAATTGGCAGGTAAATTAGTTCCGTTAACGATTTGACCGACGGCAAGACCAGCAACACTAGATACGCTTGTGATTACATTAGATCCATTCGTAGTAGTTCCAGTGAATGTCGTACCGTTTAAAACAAATAAGCTATCCGATCCTATCGAACCGTTATTGCCACTAGCCGGTGAATACGTAGTAACGCCCCCTGCTCCTCCGGCGCCTCCTGCTCCTATGATTACGTTATATGTAGTACCTGGGGTTACAGGCACAGTAACCAATGATGGAGACGAACCATAGCCGCCGCCTCCAGAAACTACTGCTCCTCCTGCAGGACCAGAAGTAGCTGAGTAAGCAGCACCACCGCCTCCGCCTGAGCCTCCGCCCCATCCCAATATAAATATCTGGTTAACGCCTGTAGGCGCTGTCCAAGTACCGTTTGAATCGAGATCTTGTACATTCCATGTAGTAAATTCAGACAAAGCGGCTGCGCTAAGCTGTGTAGGGCCTATTCCGCCAGGTTTGACTTGAATTACGTTACCAGAGGCGTTCAAAGTCGTATTATCGAGATAATAGGTATTTACGATTTGTCCGCTGGGATTCATATTCAAGAAGTTAGGCATTCCTGAATAACCTTCCGCCATTGGTACGGGGAGAGTGATTTGATAGCTGCCCGAAGTAGGCGGTACGATCTCGGTATTATAAGTACCGGTAGTAGTTTGTAAATATAGATTTGCAATGTACAGGTTTGATGGATAGTAAGGCGAGACAGGATCAGTAAAACTCCACGAATTCGTAGTGGCGTTATAGGATAGCCCTGCTATAGTAGCTATAGTGGCGTCTACCTTGCCATTCGTAGTGATTTGTGTAGTAGTACCGTTGCTATCTGTGTAGAACAGCTCATCTATTCCGCTTACGGGTGCCACAGATATGGACTGAAGGGCAGTACTTGGTGACGACTCAGCTGTATACGACGTATATAAGAGATTCGTAGCGGCATTACTGTTGAAAGTCAGTGTAGCGTTGATATTCATACCGGCAGGCGTGATTTTAACGCCTTTACCAGGGCTATGGTCGTGTTGGTCTATAAGCGCCAAACTGTTATTGATGTCTGTCGCATACTGCGGCCCAGATTCGTTTCCGACCGACGGTACTATGAGATTCATGTTAGGGGATATCGTATTAGCCATTAAAAGCACCACAATGCAACGGTGACCGCCGCGTTAGAGTTAAGCACCAGTGTTAGCTGAGGCGTCTGGTTACTAGCCTGGCTGTCCCACAGGCTCGCCATAGCGTTCTGTCCTACAACGAACCATCCTACTAAGGGCCTGCCAAGCTTATGATTAACGACGTTTTGGCCGTCTTTAAGGGTCACGCCTGTAAGGAGTTGACCTTGTGTTAGCTGATTCGATAGCAAAGGATTTAGAATAGAAGCCCATTGCTGCTGGGTCTGCGTCAGTGTAAGCCGTTGTGGGAGCTGTGCCATTAGTTGACACCCATACGATTTTGTGTATAATAAGGCTTATGGGTAAATACAAACTGCCTCTTGAACAACGATTTTTCACTGATAGTTACGCGAATATACCAGCTACTGATGGATTTCAACCAGACAATTCCTTGTGTTGGAATTGGTATAAACTTAGAGACAAGAATGGATATGGTAAAATTACTTACCAAAGCAGAAATCTTAGAGCTCATAGAGTTGCCTATGAAATAAGCAAAGGTCTCACTATAGGATCGCTTAAGGCTGATCAGTTGATTTGTCATACTTGCGATAATCCTAGTTGCATTAATCCAAAGCATCTATTCCTCGGCACGCCTAAAGACAATACGGCTGATATGATTAAAAAAGGACGTAATTCTAAGCATATCCCGCCACCAATGCCCGGAAGTAGTAACCCTTTTTATGGCAAAACGCATTCTGCTGAGACACGAGCTAAAATTGCTGAATCTAATAGGCGGCGAGCTAAGAAACTTGTAAGTACTTGAAATCATTCAGTAACCACCTGTGCCGCCGTTGTAACCTGAGCCAAAGCCCCCAGTCCCCCAGCCGTTGCCATTACCGCTGCGCGTATCACTAATCCTGTCGGGTTGACCGGCATCTCTGTTACTAGCAGTTTCTTCTATACGGGCTTTGAGAAATGCGATTTCCTGTGTAAGGATAGTAGTATCTGATTCTTCCTTATCTAACGCATACTTAGCCGCACGTACGATTACATATTCTTGCCAGCCTGAAATACCGAAATTCGTAGTATCGGTGTCTTGTAAAAGCTCAGTCATTCTAGGGATATACCAAATCCTTATTCCTTGGCCGCCAGCTGGAGTAGGTATAAACTCAATGACGTTGCCAAGTACGCGATACTGAAGGTTAAAAACGCCGTATATAGTAGAGGCCGTGTTAGGGTAAACGAAACGATTTCTATCAATAAAATTAAACTTATTAATCGTAACGTACGAATTATTGGCATTATTAAGGGCAAGGTCTACTCCCATGATTTTATAGAATGGTGGAGCGATATACCCAGGCTGTAGCGTAATACCATTGAAATAACTGTTTACGCCATTAGGGAGTGGGAACTGAAACGTAACGCCGTCAGCCATGAACTGAAGTGGTGTTGCTAAGAAGTAATCTTCATAGCACGTAACGAGAAGGTCGTATAGCTCAAACATTGCTTGTTTTATGTAGGAATTCCACTCAGCCGTAGTTACGAACTGACTATTAACTCTGTCGGCACGTTGCTGAGCTGCTAAGCGAAGTGCGCCTAGACTCCATTCGCCTGTAGGTGCTGGAGTCACTGTCTGCGGTATTGTGTAAGGGCTTGTACCGCCCGTACTAGAAGATGCTACCTGATACCAGTACTGGGTGCCTGATGTAACGGCTGTATCAAGATAAGACGTTGCTAGAGGACTGCCAGTAATAGTTGCGATAGTGTTATATGTAACATTGTCTAGACTACGCTGTACTATGTAGGAAGTCGCGCCAGCTGAAAGATTCCAGCTGACGAGATTCTGCATATTTGCAGTCTGGGCTATAAAATTTGTAGGCGTTCCTGGTGCTCCTGCCATAAATCTCCTTTAATAACAGAGACTTAAGACTTAGTTCCCTGGTGTAGGACTGCCTGCACTAACAGAGCTTTCGTTCATTAAGAAGCTCAGACTAATCACAGTGCCATTAGCCGGTGCTGTCAATACTCCGTTTTTCATGCATTGCATGATAATAGTAGCGCCAAAGCCGGGCTGGGGAGGATTAGTAGTAGCGATTGTTTGGTTAGGGTCGCCGATAATCTCAATATTGGTAATACCAGTACCTGTTGCAAGAGGAGCTTCTACAGAACCCGTGCCTGGGATAGCGCCAGTAGTTGTTGCGATGAATGTAGAACCTACGTTTGGCACCATGCCTGTAGGAAGGCCTAAGGCTTGCCACTGGGCTTGAGTAGTAGTACCAACGCTTACGATTGTGTAGGCATTTCCAGATGTTACAGACGTAAGGGGAGTGCCTGAGACAGGCGAACCAAGCGTGTTACCGCCTGTAATGCTTGCAAAATAATTGTCTTGGAGTTGAACCATGATAAGACCTGAAGCAGGATTCGGGTTACCACCAGCAGGGGTAGCCGTAGTGTGCATAAATACATTGGCAAGGCCTGGGCCTTTAAGGCTTCTAATACCAAAGCCATTGCCGTTCGTACTATCTACGATGAAAGAGCATGTAATGTTTGCGGGTTTGACGTGACGCATGTAAAGACGTCCGCCGTTAGGATAGTTCCTGTTAGCCATAATTACCTCTATTTGCCACGTTATGTAGGGTAGTTAGTCCTACTCACCGTTAGCTGTGGCTAGCATAGCGGGAAGAACAGAGGTAATCCCTGGTTCTGTAATTGCGATACAGTCCAGAGTCATTATATTGGTTATAGGATATCGTATATGATTTTTTCTAGTAATGTCACTTCATCAACTACGAGCTTATCTAAACTCAGCGTATGAGGACTAAAAGTAAAGACCTGTTGATCTTTTATTTGTTTATAGCCGGTATATTTCCACAATATATTGAATTCTCCGTTGACTTTTTTTCCTACCATATATAAACCAAATATGCGGTCCATTCTGAGCTGTCCGGTCTTTACTTCATCCACATCACACCTATAGCTAAAAAACAGGCTAGAATAGCTAAAATATATACTTTTTGGTCATAATTCAGTCTATTTCCCATATAATCCTCTCTAATTCAGTTATTTTTTCAGATATCTCTGAAATTAAAATCCATGTAGATTTGACCCTTCTTGATTTTCAATGGCCCTCCAATGCTATTAAATTATAGTCGAACATCTCGCTGGCGAACTTGTAATCCTGGAAGCTAAAGTATGAGTATTCTTCCATTGAAGATCTCTTATATCTTACTATGTAACGACAGTCCTCAGTTTCTTCTAACAAAATTACGTAGTTAGGTGTTTCAATCTTTTTAATCGTTACCATTCAATCCTCCCGATGCGATGAGATCGCGGATCATTATAGCTACTTGGCCTTTACCGTATGTCTTAATCATGTTATTCATATGCTGAAACATAGCAGTGTATTGATCTCTATAGAAATGCTTAGTTCTATAGACACCGCTATCGTCTGGTTTGATTTTAGTGTTTAATTTCACTACGTTACTTGCTCTCATGTTCCCTCCAAGTATTCAGTGAATTCTTTTACAAGCATGTCATAGTCTTTACTAGAAAGATCATCGACACTGTAATCTGGACCTTCCCCGCCGTGCCAAGTCTCTATATAAATCATGGCGTTGGCTAAGAAGTCCTTTAAATCCTTGCCGTGTGTTTCTACCTCTCTGATATTGAGATGCTCTTTATTATGCATTACCCAATTACTATACGTTTTATTGAATTCCATGTTACCTCCTATAGTACTTATCGGTCGACCTAGGAATTACTTTAGCAGGATTTGACTTTTTTTTCAACTCGTGTATCATATAGATATGTATGAGAATAATAGGTTATTGCGTGCTGTCGATCCTAACTCTCTTTATCCTGGTATTAGGGTTTACGATAGGGATAGCCATAGAGAAGGCGAAATCATTAAAATCGAATACTCGGGTAGAGGTATGCCAGACATACTTGTGGTGTTTGACGGGTCTGATCGTCCTGTCAATTCTGTGGACTATCCAGGCATGGTGATTCTTGGAATCTAATGCCTTACTGTTTATAATGCTATTCACAGCAGGACTTGCTAGTAACGGAAAATCTGTACAGAAGTCTGCAGATGCCTTTGCTCGCTACACAGGCGCTAATGACGGCATTAATAAGACATTGAATGATATGAGTAAACTCGTGCCTAACGATGAAAAATTCTTTTTGGTAGGCGGGGCTTTTGTTGGACAAACCATAGTAGATCGTAAAATAGTGTTTACTTGGCGTTTTCCTTAGTACTCAAGAAATTAATGAAACGGCCAGTCTCTATTGCAGTGGCTTGACTAGTTCCTGACAAACAATAAGCTCCAACGCACCCACTGTCTTTATGGGTAAGTATGTTAATCCTGTCGCCTTTATCGCTGCTAGGCGAGTATGTACCTACAACTATTATCCTGTTATCAGCACAAGCCGGGTATACATTACAAGACTTTTTAGACAGGACTTCTCCATAGTTACCAGCCGCTACTAATATCGTCACGCCTTTGTTGAGGAGTTGTTTAATGAGTTTAGTCTCTGTGGGGCTTTCTCCTGTGCCTTGAATACTGAGGTTAATGATATCTGGTGGATTCTTTAGTAAATACCTAAGAACATTGAAATAAGCCTTTTTATCCCATTTATTGGTATATATTCTATAAGACTCTATGCAATAATCAGCTTTACCTGCATTTTTAGCAATTAAATCAACTATTGAAGTCCCGTGCTTTATATTGCTAGAGTCAGGAGATGCTTTAGAGCACAAAGGAGCGTTTGTTATCTCTGTATCTACGCCAGTGTCTAGTACTGCAACTCTTAGTTTTGCAATCGATACGCTAGGTATGAATATGAGTATTAAAATTAATCGCATATATTAAACACTATTTTTTCAATTCTGTGTAGATTTCGTAGCATATCCTCTAATTTTTCAAAATACTCTTCTAATTTATTGTTATAGGCCGCGTGGGCCGCGTGGGCCGCGTAGGCCGCGTAGGCCACGTAGGCCACGTAGGCCGCGTAGGCCGCGCTGTAGGCCGCGCTGTAGGCCGCGCTGTGTGCCGCGTGGGCCGCGCTGCTGGCCGCGTGGGCCGCGCTGTTGGCCGCGTGGGCCGTGTGGGCCGAGCTGTAGGCCGAGCTGCTGGCCGCGCTGTAGGCCGCGCTGTAGGCTGCTTCTATTTCTGATTGAGTGGCTTGGCCTTTAATAAAAGCCTCTGTAATAGCTAAGGCTTTATGGCATTCATTGTAGATGTTTTTATCTTTAATATTATGGAGTTGGTCTCTAGCGCAGTACAGCGCAAAAGCAATATATATCGGTTTTGGCGATTTATTGAGTAGTTTTCCTATCTTTTCGAAATAATCAATTTTTTTATTGTCACTCATTAATCTTTAACCTCTATTCTGATTTGTGCTCCGAAATTAGCTGGAGGATTTTGACCTCCTACTATAGCCCATAACACAGGGTATTTAGGCTTAATTAAAGCCTCTGTATCATAACAATCCATATCCCCAAAGTAAATCATGGCGTCTACTTCATTATTTTTATCGTTGAAGAAGTCGAAGGCAGGTTTGTAAGCAGTTCCGCCTCTGCCTGAGACTCTGTATTTCTTTTTAGGATCATAAATATAACTGTTCTTGATCTCTGTGTCTGCTTCAATAACCGTTACTTTGGCATATTTAGCTATATTGCCGATTTCACTCATGAATTGTTTCAAACTTTCATCAGAAACGCTACCAGAAGTATCTATAGCAACTCCTATATGAAGACTTTCTGTTTTTATAGTACCCGGAAATAATATACCGTAGCGGCGATTCCTTTTCTTTTTACTAGTGTCTAGGGCAGTCTCGATAGTACGTGCAGCGAACCGTTTGAGCTGTTGGCGCCAATTCACCACGGCTTTGTTGAGTTCTGATACGAGTAGCTCATTGTTTGCGGTCATTTTACCTGCCGCACGAGTACTTTTAGCAGCCTTATTAACGGCTTGACGAACCTTCTCTTTAAGGATTTCCTTATCACCATCTGATTCGCCCCAAAGCTCATGATCATCGAATTTCATGAGCTGCTTTGCTTTTTCATTGTCTTTTAGCTGCGCTAGATACCATTCCATGGTTTGGCCATTCTCAAGATCGAATTGCTTAGGAAATACTCCTCCTTCTGGTAGGTTAGTCATATTGCCGTTGATGGCACAATCCATTGAAATATTTAAAGTCTTGTGCTTCATGTTGTTAATGATATTGTCTTCTAAGTCCTTCTTTTTATTATCGTAAATATCTGGGGCTAGTTCCTTAGCCCTGCCGATATGGTCTCTAAGGATGTGCTCGCATTCATGCTTAAGAACAGATACACGTTCTTGTAATGTAAGACTTTCGAAGAACTCAGGGTTTATGTGGAGTTCGATTTGATCTTTAACACAAACCCCTGCCGTTCGTATCTTATCAGATACGAATCTACGCATCTGACATATCAGCTCAGCATAGAATCTTTCCGATTCGAATAGATTTACTATGGCTTGGCTTACGACATCTTTATTCTTGAATTCCATTATTTAGTCTTTCCTTTAGCGGCTAACGTAAGCTCCGCGATTTGTTTCTCGTACTTCTCATCAGTAAAGAAGTTCTTAAATAATGAGTTATTAGAGGTCACTAACGTGTATATAACTCGATAGGAGATATCCTTAGGAGCTGCAGACAAGAACCACATGAGATTACTCTTTTCATCTGCCTTTAAGAGGTCTTTAGCTGCATCTCTTTTATTAAGTACCTCGACAAGGCTATCACAGGTGATGTTAAGAAATGAAGCCGCTACGTTATCGGAATTACTCCACTTCTCGATGAGATCAGGTCTTTCATGGCGAAGGACTTGCTCTCCTGTAAGCGGCTTATCGATTTCCTTGAGATATTGCTTATAAGCAATAGTTCTTTCAAGACCGATAATGCCAGGCATAAGGCTTTCCATGAGATGCGCCGGTGTATTTAGCTTGAATAACTTATCTAATCGTGAGTAGGCGCGACGATCCACCTTGATAGGCAGCAGAAACTCTGATCGCTTGTCTTCTAATAGATTAGGCTGATCTTGAATAAAACCTATGAGATTACTATCTAAGCTTCTGTCTTTAGCGTACTCTACCCATTCTTGAATCGAAGGCTCAAGCTTGATATGTACGAAACGAGCCATAAGAGCGGCTTCATCAACATCAGTAGTGCAGTACTCATCCGTAGGAGGATTACCAGCAGCGATTACATGACAGTTCTTAGGTAACTGTATAGTATGGAAGCGCTTATCCAGTGCAAACGAGAACATACCGTTCATGATATCTTTCCTAGCGCGGTTAAACTCATCTAGGAAGACTACTGCGCCAGAATCAGGGTTTTCATTGCAGTAGTCTATCATATCAAGAAGCCATCCAGGAGGCGCGAAATCAGTGGATTTACCACCCTTGGCTCGTTTCGTAAACTCTGCAAGCCCTAGTATATCGCCTGTATCAGACATCGTACCTAAGTAGAAAGGAAAGAATTTATATCCTTTCTCTACTGCCCACTGCTTAATGCTCTCAGTCTTGCCAATCCCGGCATGTCCCCACACGAACGGGGTTAGTTCTGCTTTTGTTAGATACTGAAGACTCTCTTTAAAATCCTTGATAATCATTATTACTCCTTGGTTTCTTGTTATAATAGCTTATCGGCAGTTCTAAAGCAAACTTTAGGGGATATCGTAAATTATTTTCTCGAGTTGAGACAATTCCGTAGCTTTTATGAATCTCCATGCAAACCAGCCTTGGTTTTTATCTTGAGGGTCAATTAATAAGCAATCTCCTATCACTCCTATGACTTGGTGAGGAACGCCAATAAGATCTCTAGCCACAAGTGATAAGTTATCCGCGTGTACCATTATTACCGTATCGTCTACTTTGAATTCAGCCATTTTCTGCATTCCTTGAGCTTATTGTCTATAAATTTTTTATCATTGATTTGGCGATTACGGCCTGAGGGATGAGGGATACTCCTAATTTCATTTATTACCTGCTTCTTCTATGCGTTTTTCAGCGATTTTAAAGTAGTTTTCGTCTTTCTCAATGCCTATGAATTTGCGGCCTAGGTTTTTACAAGCCACGCCAGTCGATCCGCTGCCCATAGTGAAGTCTAAGACTGTGTTGCCTTCAAGCGTGTAGGTTTTGATTAGGTATTCGAGTAGGGCGACTGGCTTTTGAGTCGGGTGAACCGTTTTAAAATCTTGTTTAAAGCCCTCTAAAAGCATTTTGGGGTAATTAGTTTTTGTCTGAATACCGCCATGATTTTTAATTGATTTAACGAAAGCACATAATTTTGATTTTCGTCGTTGATCTATAAGGCAATCAACAAGTCCTTGAGGGTAATACTTTGATTGTTTAAATGAAAAAACAGATATCAGTTCGATATTTTTAAGCGGCCTTTTATTAGCCATTGGGAAGCCCCCAGCGCGTTGCTTTTTCCAAGTCCAACAGTACCTATATTCGTCCCTATTGCTAAATCTCAAAGAAGAACTAAATGGCTCACTCCCAAACAAACAAATAGCCGCATTGTCTTTTCTTACTCGTTTTAATTCAGCCCACATTGGTTCAAAAGGAATAACACTATCCCATTTACAAGCTGTAGTTCCGTAAGGCGGATCAGTCAGCACAAGGTCTATTGATTTGTCTGGAATGTCTTTCATTAATTCTAGGCAGTCGCCTAATAGTAATACTGAGTCGCTCATTTAAACACCTCGCTAAATGCCCAAATTGCATGTATCATAAATTTATATTAACTTATCGGAGGATTTCTGTCAAACTTTAGGGGTTAAATTAAGTCAAGGTTATTCATATTTCTTAAGGTAGTCTTGTGCTTTTTGAAGCAGATCGATCGATTCTAATACATGTAGTGCTCTATTACAGCCATAACATAGTAATCCTCGGACTTTACCGTCCGAATGTCTATGATCAACTACTAAAGGTCGTTTGCCTTTAGGCGGGCACTTGCAGATAGCACAGACGTGGTTTTGTTCTGCGAGCATTGCCTGATGCTGGGCTACTGTTAACTTATATCGGTATAATCGTTCTGCTTGGTAGTTAATTTTTCTATAGGCACGCATTTTAGCATTATATAAATCTTTATTTTTAGCTCGATAAGCTAAAGTTGATTTAGTTTTACAGTCCTTACAAATAGAATAATAGCCGTCTGTTTTGTTAGATTTATCTTTAAAAAATTCTGTTAAAGGTTTTTCTTTAGAACATTTATTACATATTTTAAACATAAAAAAACTCCTGTTACCAATTAAGATAACAGGAGTCAGGCTATTATGCAAGAACTTTTTTTATAATTCTTGCAATACTAGCTAAGAACTTAATTGTACCACACAATTGAAGCCCGGGGCACTACAGATTAGGTTTCCGTAATAGCCAATACGAATCTCCAAAGCATCGGCGTTTCCGACTCTTAGACCTTCGAGGCCTTCCATGCCATATGTCAAAATATGAGGCACTTTGCCTAATGAACGAAGCTTCCAAGTCGCCATCGTCAATAGATATGCAGTAGTCGGAGGGCACGAGCGGTCAGCAAGGATCGTTACGCGACCATATGCTGATTGGAACGTAATACCTTCGAATGCTACTTCTACTTCATCGTGGTTGACTTGAACGTATTGGACTTTCGCGCCGAGAGCGTTAACTAGAGCTGCATATGAAGCAAAGTCCATAATGCAAAGGTCTGGTTTACCGCCTTCACGGTTAGTGAATGCTAGTGCGTTTGTGATGCCTTCCTCGATCGTCTGAGCAGTTGCGTTGTAACGCAGGCCTGCAAGACGGGTCGGGTCTGCACTACGGTTAACACCCCAGAAGTTATCCGTTACTGCCGGAGTAGCGATCGGAATCCATGCTGCAAGACCTGACAATGCCAGGAATGAGCCTGTATTCGTCGCTCCAGTAGTCGGGATATCTCCAGATACCGAGAGGTAGGCGTTACCAGTACCGATTGCCCAGTTAGCCGACAGAACTGCTGCCGAAGCTGTACCAGATACGATACCGTTTGCACGATCCACAGCCGTAACAAGTACGGTGTCTGCTGAAGGTGCGCCGCCAGGAGTTGCAGAAGCCACGAGTAGTTGACCTACTTCGAACTGCACGATTTGTTGCGCGTTCGTGAGAGGCAATACTACTCCGCCTACTGCTACGCCACCGGTTTGTGTCGAAGCCGCAGTTGAAGTACCGCGAGTCGCTGTACCATCACCGAAGAGTTCGAATGCGATGTTATTCGTGATATTGCGAAAGCCACCATCCATTTGGAGCTTTGCTGCATCTACGAATGCACCTGCATTAGTTTTCGTTTGCTCCATCAAGAGGTTCGTGATAGTCACGAGTTGGTAATCTTGAATGACGTAAACGAAATAGCTTACGAGTGAAGTCGCGGTTTGTTGGTTCTGTGCGTTAGCAAATGTATGCGCACGACCCATAGGATTGCCGTATTCGAGCGGTACGGGAATATATTTTCCCGCAAAGCCGTCCGGGCTTTCATCCTTAGGTACAAGAGCTAGGAAGGGATTTTCCTTGTAAACAAGGTCCTTCATATACTCTTTATCGTCGGTATACAATTCTTTTAACGCAGCGATTTGGTTGCTACTATTAGCATATACTGCTGCCATTGTATTTCCTTTATTTATTTAATTATTTCCAATACTTAACCCTATGCCAAGCATGGTATATAGGTATACTGAATTTCAGTATACGGCTATACTATTTAAGCTCACCTCGAAATGCTAACAAGGCGCGTTCCCTGGCACTCAGCTTCCGAGTACTAGATACGGCGTTAGTCAAGGTTTTCATTTGGGGTTGAGCGGCCCCTTTTGTAGCTGCGGATTGCGCTGTCTTCTCACCAGAACTATTGGCCATAGGCTGGAGCTTGCGCTTAATTTTTTCGATACGAGTTAATTTCAATGCTTCATCGATAAGATAATTTTCGACTTCCTGAGCGGCTTCTTCCACTGTCAACAGGATGCCGTCTTTCTCATAAGTCCTAGTAATGAGTTCTACGACGTCGTTGACACTGTTAGTCTTAGCAACAGTTTCGAAATTCGGGTCTGTTTTCACTAAGTTAGCTACATCAGTCTTGATTTGTTTAACAGCTGCGTTGTAGGAGTCCTGTTGTTGTTTCGTGGCTCTTTCGTTGCCTTCAATAGTGGCTTTCTCTAAGCTGTCGATTTTGGCTTGTAAGCGGTCTATATGAGACTGAAGTCTAGGATCGATTTTAGTAGTGTTCAACATCTGCTGAGCTACTTCATCGTAACTAAGTCCTGCCTTCTCAGTAGCGCTTAATAGATCTCTCTTTAGCTCCTCAACTGAAATATACCCTTTCTGATATAAATCGGCTTTAGAGGCGGCTTCGGCCTCTCTGGCCTTAATTGCTTCTTCACGTTGTCGGAACTTCTGATCCTGTTCCTTGGCGCGCTGGCGCAGGATACGTTCTTGGCGGGCAAGTCTAGCCCATTCCTGACTTGCCTTTGGGTCTTTTTTCTCTGGTACTTCTGGATGCTTATCAGCCTCGCCTTGAGGTGCTTCAGCCTGGGCCTCTACCTGGGTAGCGGGGGCTTCTGTAGGAGCGCGTATAGCCGATAATTCCTCAGCTGAGACTTGATTAGGGTTACTGACAGGTGTTTCCTGGGCTTGTCCTTGGGTCGGTGCGGCTTTACCTGACAGTATTGCTACGGCACGGGCTTTGGCGTCCGATACCGCTGCTGTGTTAGTACTGGTTTGCTGAACAGCTAATGGTGATGCTACGGGTGTTACTTTCATTGTTTTTCCTTATTGCTGGGGCGGTGGATTAGGGCTATTTGGAATCAATGGTGACTGAGGCGCGGGTTGTGGGTTAGCCTGCGGGCCTGGCGCGCCTGCCTGAGGCATTGGCGGCGGCATAGCGGCTTGCTTCAGGGTTTGGACTTGAGTAAAGAAATCTCTGAGCTTCTGGGCCTTAGATTCTTCTAGTTTGGCTTGGCCATAAAGGTTTATATACTGGGTTGTGAGTTGAGTGGCTAAGTCCAGGTTCATGAAAGGGTCTGGAGGAGTGTATGTCCCAGTCTCGATGATCTCATCTAGGATTTGAAATATACGTTCTTCAGCGGCATTAGCGAGCTTCTCTATCTGTTCAAGGTCTGGGTAGTCTAATAACCTACGACCTTCCTGAACCGTAATCATTCCGGCCTGAACCATTTCCGTTATCTTAGAGAGACGGCCTGCGGGGTCTTTAGGTAGGCTGGACTGCGTAAAACACTGGATGATAAAGGGATCATCTACGAGCTGGGCATGGGGAAGGTCTATCTCTCTCGTGCCGTCCTTGTTAGGATAAACGGTTTGATAAGAGCCCTGTTCGATAGCAATGTCTTTAGCAAGATCTACGATTTGATAAGCAAGGTCGATGAATAGATTATCGTAGCGGCGAGATAAAGAAGCAAAGCGATCCGTAGATATATCATCGTACGTTCGGATAGCTTCACCTGAGTCAAGGCCTTGAGGTTTTTGAGAAGATGCTTGTAGAGCCGATACGCCGGATTGTTGGTATCCATAAGCGATCAGCTTATCTCGCTCTGCGTAGAGTTCAGGCGCATTGCACGGTGCGACTTCATATTCTGGTTTTGTGCCTCTGTACTTAACAATGACACCGATATCATTGTTATGCGCAGCGTTGGAGATTTTTGAGCCTTCTTCTTGAAATACACGAGGAACTCCTACGAGTTTAATGGCTTTTGAGATAGTGAATAGAATGGAGTTGAGATCCATTTGCGTCCCCATGAGCTGTTCTGCAACACCTTGAGACCAGAATCCTAGGAGACGTGGGCTATAGTGTATGAATGAAAATGGGAAACGATCCTTAGTGTATTCTTCATCTAAAAGATAACCAGAGCTGCAAGCAATCGTATGACGTCCATCCCCGATGTTCTTACCTGACGGCAGATGCCAGGCTTCTACAACCATTACTAGGTCTGAAACGGTTTTAGAGGCTTCTGTGCTGTTATCTGGATAGCCCTTGGCTGCTATCTCTAATTTATCTTTAAACTTAGGGAAGTTAGCCTTAAGGACTTCTCTGTCTACTAGCTTTAAACGATAGAGTTGCCTAGGCTCGCCATACATGGCTTCTGTAGGGTCTATGAGAAGCTCTGTCAGGAGTACGCGCTCAAGGCCTACTTTATGGTCTGGTGTCTCATAAGTATGTAGTACGCCTGTGCCCTGGACTAGGGCGTCTCGTAATGCGATAGTGGCTTTTTCATAAGCATCGGTCTGATAAAATTCACCTTGAACGAAGTTATTAAGCTTTTTAGATAAGGTCCTTTGCTTGTAGTCTCCATTGTCGGTGAGGAACACAGGCGCAGGCCGACTCTGTGAAAGGCGAGAGACCAATGTGTCAGTGACACTTTGTATAAGGTTAAACGTGGGACGCTCTTGCGGAAGCCCTTTCGTTTGGTCCATTTTATTAATATTGGACCCAGCGAAAGCATAAAGACTTTGATTTCCATATAATCTCGCATAAATAGCTGCTTGCTTATATCTATAGTTCTGGGCTTCTTTTAGGTAGGCAGCCGCCGTAAGGAGATACATAGCGGCTTTGTCAGGCTCTTTAAATTCCCACCAAGGCGAAAGAGTCATGGACTCGATGTCTGGTCGAGTCTTAAATGTTACCTGGGCTTTGTTGGCGGGTTTATTAGTGACTTTCATTAGCTATCCGCTCCAGGCTCTGGCTTAACTGAGTAATACATTAGTTGCTCGTCTGTGAGCTGATCGCTGTCGATTTTGTCAGGTTCTAGGCTTCCATTGAACTTAGGAACCTTGACAGTAGCCTCAGGTGATATAGGCTCTATGCTAGACGGCTTAATAGGCTCTAGGTTAAACTCTACGTTTCCTACCTTGATGCCGGAGATTCCCTGCTTCTTGCAGAGCTTTATGAGCTTATCAAGGTCTTTAATCGTTTTTAGAATCATTATTAGGCTCTATTGTTTTAAGTAATCCTATGAAGCCAATACAAAAGCATACGAATGCTAGGATGAGATATAACGAATCATCATCCATTAGGTTTCAGATAACTTCCATTTGGGACGCATCTTCTTACGAATACTGTCCACCATGTCTTTTTTGTCAGAGTCGTCTGATTCTTCTCTGTCGCCTACTGATCTACTAGTGTCGTAGTCGAGATCATCTAAACCACTAGATTCATTGTAGTTTTCTTTTTCTAGTGCATGAAACGAGGCTTGATCTTCTTGGTTTTGATCTTCCTCGGCATTACGGCGAAGGTCTACTTGTGAGGAGTCATCGGAGTCCATTGCACCTTCAGAAAGGATATGGCCTCTTTCTTCAGTGATTTCGCCGCCTCGTGCCATACGGACGGCTTCGTCTAGATCACGAGCGCCTGAGTCGATTTCTGCATGCATACGCTCACGGTTAGCCATAATAGCTGCCGCAATAGAGTCATGGTGCTCGCCTTCCATTTCGGCCTCACCGCCGTATGCATATCCAGCTGTATCTGCCGAATCATATGCTGATTTTTTACGAGCTTCCATAGCGTTTTTATTGTAATTATCTTCAGCTGAATAAGGCTTTGTATTGCCTGTAGATGTATCTCCTAAAGCGCTATCATCTTCTTCTACTTCTCCGCCGTCAGCAAAGGCCGAAGGGGCTTGGTCTAAATCATCTTCGCCATAGGCGTCTTCTGAGTCTTCTTCGTTGCTATATGCGCTAGACTGGTCTTTATTATGCGGCTTAGACATGTCGGGATTGCCAGAAGTCTGGCGCTGGTATTCTTCGTTATGATGTCTAGCCATTTCTGCGCCTTCGTCTTCTGAAGGCGTGTCGTCTTTAAAGCTATCTGTAGCAGCATTAGGGTCTGTATCGTCGTAATCACTTGATTCGACTTTACCGCCTTTAGCCATGACCTTACGGCCTGTGCTAATAGCGGTTTGTTTATGAGGCTCTGTACCTGAGCGATCAGGACCTTCTTCATTGTCGTGTTCTGGAGGCTGACGTTGCGGGCCTTCGTTGGTGCCTGCTGAGTCTTGGAGATCGTCTTCTTCGTCGCGGAGACGGACTTGAAGGACGTCTGATTTCACCATGCTGGGGTGTTTTATCTTTTGAGTTCTGCCTCTAATATCGTTTGCTTTGGCTTGGCGCTCTGTAGGTGTGTCTGTCCAGTCGCTGTCTCTAAGAGGTTTATCGCCTGAGTTCTGCGATATGTTCTTAGAGTCGTTATAACGATTTTTAGGCATGGGACGCTTCTCATTAGAAGCCGATACTACATCGTCTTTACCGAGTAGTCCGCCATCAGCGTAGTTCATATCACGGCTGCCTGATTCAACAGTACCGCCTGAGGCTTTCTTTTTAGGCTTCATTGCGGCTTTGCGTGTAGCATACGCGATTGCAATGGCTTGCTTTTGCGGCTTGCCTGCGTGCATTTCAGTTTCGATATTCTCTGACATTGCTTTTTTGGACTTACCCTTGATTAGTGGCATTCTATTCTCCACCTTGCCATAAAGACAAAGTCATTTTTACTGCGTTGAGTTGTTGGTCTACAGGGCTGCTAGAACTAGTCGTGATAGTTACGATGTCACCGGGGAGTGTGGTTACGCCTGTTCTAAAGCCGTCTGCGCCTGGGTTGCCTGTGTATATAGGCGTGCCATTTTGATTCACTGTTACTACACAGGTAGAAGCGCCTGAGTCGCCTTGGCTTACCTTTGGTAAAGACAGCTTACCTACTATGACAGTAGGCCCTGGTGTTAGACAGGCTAGCTGTATAGTGCGAAGCCCTACGAATGTCTCGTTTATATTGAAATTCATTATGCTTCGCCTAGATTAAAACCTTCAATTAAAACTATAGTGCATTTAACTGCGTTTAGCTGTGGATCGGCTTGAGTTGAGTTCTCACTAGACGTGAGTACTACTGTAAGCGTATCTCCTGCAGTACAAGCCGCACCTGTAATAAATCCTTTAGCGCCTGCAGCACCTGTATAGATCGGAGTACCATTATGGTTCACCGTTACTACTACTTGGGAAGGAACCATTTGGCCTGTGCCACCTACAGTGCCGCCAGCGCCTGTACCTGCGCCACCACCAGGGCCTTGTGTTGCCACTGGGCCTGTCTTTGGTAGTTCAAGAGTACCTGAAACAGTGTAGAAATCCGTAGTAGGGATATTAAGAGTTGTAGTAGATAGTCCGTTTACTGTTTGGGTCATATTGACTGCCATTATTATTCCTTTTGGTCTTCGTAAGTGTGAGGGCCTTCTTCATGAGGCTGAGAATCAGCTATCTCAAAGGCTGCTTTCAATGCGGCTGCAACGCCTGATACGTCTCTGGCTTGTACTGCATCTAATAGGTCTTGAGCACAGGCATTAAGCCCTGCGTCGTCGCTATCTTCTTTTTTATCTGGGGTTCTTGTTTTAATGGATAATGTGGGTGAGGAGCCTTCTTCTTGTTTTTTACGTAGGAACGGCAGCAAAGCTCACCTCAAATGTTCTATATTGCGATACAGTCCAACGTGTGCTATAGTATTTAATTGATTAGTTTTCTTCTCCGCTTAGCCATTTCTGGTAGGAATCATCCTGCTTATATCCCTCGAGTTCTTTTTCCCACATGGCATCATTTTCGGCATCTGCCCATTCTTTCGTACCATACTTAGGCTTCTCTGTAGGTTTTACGTAAGCATAGGCAGGACTGATTTTGAAAGCATAAAGCACAGAATCAATTATATCTGAGTGAAATCTTGTACTTATGACTGTTTTTTCAGGCGTGGATTTATCTACGTCTTTTTCTACCTTATAGGTATCTTGAGCGAATGTAGACTTTGTTTTGGCTTTGAAAGTACCATTCCTAAGGGCATCATCTAACAAGGCCAGGTTTTCTATCTTCCTGGTCTTATCAGCAGGTTCTACTGGTATGTGCCATCGTCTAATGAATTCCTCGCCTATCTTTTTACCAAGTGCTCCCATATCCATAACGATTTTATCGATCTTGTACTTCTTCTCTAAGTCCTTGATTTGAGTAGCTAATGCAGTGGTGTCTTGCTTCGTAGTAATGATTTCTTCGATTAGATACGTTACCTTATCAGCCTCAGACCATGCCAGAATGGCTATAGCGTCGGCATCTCTAAAGCCCACGTCTACGCCCATTATGTAATTATACTGCTTATGGGGAGGCAGGACATCGTAGTTATTCTTGGCTTCTCGGTAATGAAGTATTAATGAGTCATCATCGATCTTCCACTTACCAAACCACTCCCTTTGAACACTAGGATTATTAAGGTCCGATATACCTCGACGCTTCATCTCTCTGTCGAATACTTCTTGATGGGTCTTTTTAGATGTGATTGGTATAAACGGGTTATCCCAAAAAGTCCATGCGTGTCTAGACCATACACTATCGCTACCTTCGGCTGCGCATTCATGGAAATACCCTGCCGGCACTGGCCCTGGTGTTCCTATAAGGCATAGTTCGCCTGCATAATCTATGAGAGCTGGGCCTATTACGTCGTCTATTAAATCCTTGATGTATTCTTTAAAGGACTGGCACTCATCGATATACACAAGTTTAAGAGCTAAACCCCTGTATTTATTGATTTCTGCTGAATCTCCTGCTCCTACTACGTAAATCACTGCGCCGTTACGAAATGTCACTGATAGTTCTACTTCGTTGAGTTTAGCGTCATTCTCTAGTTTAAAATTCCTTAGTAAATTCTTAAATTCTTTCCAGATGATACGCTTACCGCTAGTACCAGTAAGTGTTATGTAAAGACTTGTAGTATTTGGATTATTAATAGCTGTATGCACTAGGTGGGCTGCGCAGGCAACGGTCTTACCGGCTCTGCGGCTACAAACCGCTACTTTAAATGGGCTAGGGTCTTGAACGAATGCGAGCTGTCTATCGAACAGAAAGGAAGTTATATTGAACTTACGGTGCCAAAACTGATCTACTTCAGTTTTTGTCGTCTGATCTTTTACTATTCTTTTCATTTGGTTTTAAAAAGGCTTTTATGACCCTATCTCTTTTAGTTACTTCTAAGCAGCGATTAATGAAATTTTGAAGTAGCCTGTCTTTCCTTGTTGGAGGTGTTACAGAATAGCTCATTTTACCTTTATTGGAACTGGCACATAAGAGCCTTTAGCTTCATCATTAATTATTTTAAGAAGTGGATTGCCTCTATTAAATATGTCTTTCAAGAACCAATTTTCAGGTGCTGGAGTCTGTGGCAAACCTTTAATCTCTGCACATTTATTAACGAATTCTCGCATAACTCTTTCGTCTTCCGTCTCACCTGCGCCATAAATTTTTTTAAGCGCTTCTATCATACTGTTCGCGGATTGATTAGCCATTATTCACCTGTGGGTTTAACTTTCGTTTCACTGTTCCTTTTTAATTCTTCGAAGAATGGGTTAGGCTTATAAATTATGCTTTTAAGGCATTCTTTTTCAGGCTCTGGAATTTGCGTTAAGCCTTTAATTTCAGCGCATTTATTAACGAATTCTCGCATAACTCTTTCGTCTTTAGTTTCGCCATTATATGAATCTATAAGACCGCGTATCATGTCTTTACTGTTCATTATTCACCGGGGACTAAATTGCGAAAGTCTGTATAAGGCACAAGGATTTTCTCTTTTGAGTGCTGTACAGTAAGCTCTACGAAAGTGCCGCCTTCAATGGACTTAAGCTCCATGCCTACCGCCTTATGGGTAGGTGAATTTTGGTTACTAAGCTCTTTCTTGATATGACCTGATTTAATCGTATGAATAGGCCCTGACAATGTTGCTTCCTTGATTTTAGTTCCCATTCGACACCTCTTGCTTAGGGGCGTCAGCGGCGGCTTTAGAGTCTAATTCTTTACGGCTAGCTCCTTCGTAGTTAAGCTCTTGGATTTTCTTGTTTTTTCGTTCTGCTTCTTGCTGAAGAACGTAGATCTGATATTCTAGTTGACCTAAAGCCCAGCATTCATTGTTAAGCTCTTTCGTAATATCTTCTAGCTTACGCGGCTCTGGCTTAGCGGGATTTAGGTTTACTTTCTTGGACTTAAAAAACTTAGACATTGTTTGTCTCCTTTGTTACTGTTTCGCATTGTTTTATGAAATCATCCATTCTCTGTTTTTCTACTTGTTCTTTCCAAAACTTAGGAGTTGTTACTATAGTTCCCAGATTGTTGTTAAGTTTCTGATTTTGATTGGCCGCCGCATTAGCCAATGCTCCTGGGTCGAGTTGAGCTACTCCCATTTTATGCGCCATAGAATGGGTTAAAAGTCGCTGTTGGTAGTTTAGGCATTAGTTCTTGTCCTAGCTTAGTCAAGTGTGTGATATACTGTGGAAATTTCGGTAAAAGGCTTTTGGCTATTCCTTTGAGTCTCCAAGCTTTCTTTACATACACCCACGAAACAGCTTGAAAGTCTGAACTAAGGATGCTATAACCTATAATGATATCAGGGTCTTCGCGCAGACATGCCACCTTAACTGTTACCTTACCTGAGTCAATAGCGAATTCCGCTATACGCTTATAGTTATCCATAAATATGTCTTTACGGATTTGAGAAAACCAACTATCTCCGTAATAAACACCTCGTAGAAATGTCGCAAGCACGAAGTTCTTATCTGAAGGCTGATAGTCCCTGATGTCGTAATGTTCTGAAAACTCAGTCGATGTCATAAATAATTTTTTCTAGGCATGTTAAATTAGGCATTTCTATATAGTGGTTAAGTGTTCGTAACATATTGTTAGCGGCAATAAGTTCTTGGTCTGAAATTGTTATAAACACATAGTAGTCTTTTTTAGGATAACTTAAGAACCTCATCTCTGTTGAATCCCAAGAAATTGAACGAAATACACCATGGAGTGTAAATAATTCTTCATACCCTTTAATCTTAATTATTTTTTTATTAAGAAAACTCTCTATATTTTCGCCTATTTCTTTTATCACTTTAGCTGGTCTTTCATGATTATTTGGAGTTTCTTTACTATATCGTTCACTGCTGATTTACTAATGTTAATCTTTACTTTCTCTAATAGTCTAGATGTGTTACGAGCACTAACTCCATGGACGTGATATTCCCATATAATTCTTTCTCTTTCGGATTGGAATTTATGGTTTGTGAGGAAATGTTCTGCGTAATAGTAATAGTCTCTTTTTGCTTCGAATTCATCTTTCTTTTGTCTTACACTTTTAGGTCTGGCGTTGTAGTCATTTCTGTTCTTTACATTGGCATCTGGTCTTATAAATACATTAGACCATACCTTTAGATTGTCTTCATCCTGTTCTATATCCTTAAATCCGTCTTTCTTAAGTTTGGCGTACCAAGTCTTAAGGAGTTGTTTTGTTGGTTTGGCCACTAGCGTTACTTTGCGGTGTTGCCGTGGCTTCGGCTTGGAGTTTATCGGCTTCGGCTAATGCTTCTTGCTGAAGTTTTTGTGCTGCTGCTTGCGCGTCCTTAATATCGTTAAGGATAACGCTTACTACCTGGTTTGCTGCTGCCTTGCGCAATGATCTTGCGAAGTATTGCTTGCTGACGCGCGATGCCGTAGAGTCTAGGCGTAACACCATGCTAGAAATCGCAAACTTCATAGAGTCTACGTCTGCAAATTTTCCTGAAATCTCTATGATCTCATCCATGAATTTATGCATTTCTGTCTTGCCTGCGGGAAGTTTGCTAGGAAGGTAAGCAAGAAGCTGTTTAAGTAACAGTTTTAGTTTTTGTAGCATGTTGCCTCATTTTGCGAGTGTCTTCGTTGTTCTTGGTAAGGCCTCTAGCTGGAGTCCTGGTATCATATTAGTACATTCCATAGCGTTTTGCAAGAGCAAACTTACATTTTCTGCATCTTTTTCTAAACATTCTACTACTATTTCATCATGTATCTGGGATACGATCTTGCAATTCAATCCTAAGTCCTTGATATTATTATGAAATGCTATCATAGCCCGATTACAAAGGGATGCCCCTGTGCTCTGAATTCTGTGGTTACAAGCCAAATTTAAAAGGCTTCTGTCTTCATACGGCAACTCGGAGTGCTCTTGGTCTCCGTAGATCTTAGTAATCTTCTTAGCTTCCGGCATACGACGTTTCCTACCGAATAGACTTGTTACATACCCGTCTTTCTTAGCTAATGCATGGGCTTCTAGCATCATTTTTTTAATTCCAGGGAATCTTTCATCCAGCCTAGCAATGTCTTCTGCAGTGTCTTCTACTGACTTGCCTGTGGCAGTAGCTAATTGGTATGGCGTAGCACCATACGCTCTAGCAAGAGTTATCGTTTTTGATATGTCTCTGAGTTTCTTATACTTCACGCCGAATGCATTAGGATGACCTTCTTTTAAAGGCAACGCATCGTGTTTATCAAATATTTCTATGCCTACTACACTATAGAAGTCTGATTCGCCGTTAAAGGCATTCATGAGTTTTGGTTCTTGGCTATAGTAGCTAAACACCCTGGGTTCTAGCTGACTATAGTCCGCTGACACGAATACCTTGCCTGGTCTTGCAATAAAACATTCCTTGATGCGCTGGTCGTCTCTAGGCAAATTCTGTAGATTTGGGTTTCTGCTAGAGTATCGTCCTGATGAAGTCCCATGCATTAGAAAACTAGGCTGAAGTACTCCATATCTAGTCTTAGTCTTAATAGCCTCGACATAGGTATTGAGAAGCTTTTTCTTTCTTTTATATTCTAAAAGGGTTTCAATCCACTTAAATCTATGCGAGACCTTTTTAAGCGTATTTTTATCAGCTACTATGTAACACCAGGGGGCCTTGATTAGCTTCGGCTTAGTTGCCTTGCCATTAACTATTCCGCCTAAAGCATACGGTTTTCCTTGGTCACGCAAACAGATATCAATGAAGTCTCGTTTAGCTACCTTAGTATAAGGAAGTTTACTCATAAGTTCTTTACATACTGCTTTACCAACTTTAGTTAGTGTGTTGAATTCCATGCCCAGCACACCAAATAAAAGCCAGGAAAGCTGCTGTGGGGCTTCTATATTGAACTTAGGTTTGTCTTTAATAAACGGCTGTATTTCTCTGTATATAAAGGCTTTTGCTTCAGCGCATTCCACCTGTAGTGTTTTTTCTAGTTGGATTAGCTTATTAGTGTCTACCATCAGTCCAGTGGTGTTTAGATCGTAGGTAGGTCCTTTAAGAAGCGGCATTGATTCTTCTTCATAAAAAAACTTATCTAGATTCTGTTCATATAACTCAGGAACTAAGTCTGTGAATAGCTTGTATGTCAATAACGCATCTTTAGCGCCATATTTAGCGATTAGCTCTGAATCGGCTTTGTATAGCTCAAAAGCGCCTTTAGTCACGCTGCCTCCGTTCTCTACTATACTTTCTTTCATTATGCGGGATTCTTCAGCCGCGCTGTCTCCATACATAGATACACCGAGATCTTTCAATCCTACTCTGCGGTTCTCGTTAAGAAGATGCGCAAGTATCATAGTATCGGTGTGTAGACTGTCAATAAGTCTTACTTTAAAGAAAGACTCTACCATCATGCAATCGAATATCGCATTATGCATTATAAGTTTACGGGTCGTGAGCATTTGAACTATTTCCCAAACCCGTTTCTTATATTCATTATCTGGATATAAAAGCTTTTGCTGGTTCTTATCCCATCTAGCAGTGATTATGTAGTATGAAGTGTTTTCGCTGGCGCATAAAGATATGCCTATGATTTCATCGTATTTAGTCAATCCTGTAGTCTCTGTATCTACTGCGATGTATTCAGAATTTTCTATCAGATTTATAATATCATTCAAGCCCTGTAAGTCGCTTATTACTTTTAGCAATTACTGCCTCACATTCGTTTAAAAACTCATACATTTTTATATCTTGTGTGTCGCCCGTATTATGCAACAAAAATCTTGCTGTGTTCTGGTCTATTATGCCGGACTTAACTAACTCTATAATACTATCAATTTTTTGAATGAGTGTCATAATTTATGTCCACCTGATAGAGGTGTAGTTTACCACGTCTGTCTTTCGGTCTAGTTTGCGCCTGGCTGTGGCTTGACCTACCCAGTAACTCAAACTCTTATCTTCCATTTCTGTAAGCTCCCTTATGAGTTGTGTGTCAGGATCAAAAAAGACTGAGTAAGGCGTATCCTCTTGTATTACGTCCTTGCCTTGTTTTTTATGGCGTATCTTACAAAACTTATAGCTAAGTATGGTAGGCGCGCCTTTAGAGTAGACTCGCTTCAAAGGCTGCCATAAAGTAATGAGATAATCACAAAAGTTTTCAAATGCACTTGTACCAAAAGCTGCATCTTTATTGATTTCAAGATCGCCTATACCCGCTTTTTCTCTAGAAGTCTGGGATTGCATAATAAGGAATGTTTTGGTTTCCATAGCAAACCCCTTCATGGCCTTACAAATTCCTTTCAATCCTTCTTCCATGCCTAATTTGTTATTGTTACACAATACACCTATGTGGTCAATAACGACGCATCCGACTTTCTTTCCTGTAGTCTCAATAAAATTATTTATCTGAGCTTTAATGTCATCCAATGATAGGTCCTTAAAAGCGCCGTTATCGTCATAGTTACTTATTACATGTACCTTATCATAGAGATGTTCTTTGCCGTTGCACATCAAAGCCCAGCGATCAGCTATTTCTCTGTCGGGCTGCTCTAAAGGAATAAAGAAATGATCTAAGTCTGGATTGCTTTCAACGAAGCCCAGGAATATATTTAAAGCCATTGTAGTTTTACCGACCCCAGAGCCTGCTACAAGTCCTAGTACTTGTCCTGTGCGAAAACCGTATTCAGTATCGTCTATGTATTTCCAAGTCCGGATACGTACGCCATTCTCGGACCGTGGTCTCATAAGGATATCACGTACGCTTGTAGGAGTTAGGATCTTCTCTGTTTCTGTAGCGCCTTCAAATGTCCATATTTTATCTACTATGTTTTTAGCATAGCTTACCCTATGTACCGGGGCGCGCTGTAGAGCCTTGGCGGATTGAGCTAACACAGCCATAGCCTCTTGATTAGTAAAACCAGCTGCGAACATTAAGTGACCTAACCTAAAATCATTACTACTGCGATCATCGGTAGGTCCAGTCCATAAAGACTTTACTTCTGCATTATTTAAAATCAACTCACCAAACTTAGCTGGCATTTCTTCTGAGATTTCGGTAATACCACCTATGTTGTAGGTCTTATCGTGGTGCTGCTTGCAATACGTATCATCTTCTTTAGTAATGGAGGGAAGCAGCTTATCGAATTCCTCTGCGGTGTATATATTATCTGTTTCTGCCACTAATGTACAAGGCACGTATTCCTTAGATTTAGTGTTAAAAGTACCTGGCAAACGCATGAGTTGTGCTATCTTACTTACCGCTTCATCTGTGTTAAATAGTCTACATAATCTGCGCTGAAACCTTAAATAACTCATGGCGTCAAGATTAGTAACGCGCCAGTAAACATGTACACCATGACCAGAATCTATTATCCTTGTGGGGGCCAAATCAGCAGCTAAAATAGTCTCAATGAATGCATCTTTACTAGGGTAGACTTTATCTTTTAAATCCATATCTACGAAGACTTGAGAAAAAGATGTTATTTGGCTACCATCAACGGGTTTTGAACTATCCGGAGTTTCCGGAGGGTTCGGCCAAAAATAAACGTTATAGCCTTGTTCGTTTAATGACTTGAGGTCAGTTTCTGAGAACTGACCTTCCATAGTTTTTTTAAGATTAGTAGCCCATGCAGGAGCTATTAAACGACAAAGCATACTACCTCAAAAAGGCTGTGATGTTCGCTACGCACCTAGGTGCCGGTCTTACGGCCAATTCCGTATGCTGCTGCGCAGGATTGCGGCCAGTGTTCGCCTGCTACAGAGACCCTCGGTTCCAGTGGGAACTTCCCACAGCTACCGACTGACAGCCTAACCTTTACTTCTTTTTATTCTTATTCAATAAAGCTTGTACTTTTGCTTGCCGCTCAGAAGCAGATAGCTGAACGGTGTTAATACCCTGCGGGAGGTATACGTCCTGACTATCGTCTTCGTCATTAACTACTTCATCGTCTTCGTCGGCATCTTCAATGACAGGAGAAGCCGAGAGATTTTCATCTACTTCAATGAAGTTAGTACGGTCTTGATATACTTTAAATGAACGCATATCGCCTTTAGGTGTTTCTTTCATACCGACGAATTCAGCTTTTGTCATGTTGCCAAGTTTAACGGATTGGAGCTTACGGTTCAAATCTGTAGAACCCCAGATAGCTACGTTACCTTTTTCTGTTTTAAAAAAATGGATTTGGCTCTCACCAAGTCGGTTTTCTACTTTACGAAAACCAAGGTAATAACCTTCCACAGTTTTAGGGTCTACTTTACCTGTTTTTTTGTTGAGCTTGCCAAGGCTGTACGTTACGTCGGCTTCTAGCGATACTACTTCTTCTAGACTCATTTTTACTCCTGGTTTGGGTTATTTTTTATAAGGAACTGTTGGTGGAATGTAAACTCGATATTTAAGCCAGTCTCCGATTTCTAGGTCATCCATGTAAGCCAGCGGCTTACTGAGGACTTCATCTACATAAGGAACTAAGTCAAGTGCCCTAACTACGTTAGCAGCCCACTCCCACCCTCCGCGACTCCAAACTTTGATATGTGCTCCACGATGTTTTTCTTCTTTCATAAGCCTTATCATAGACTCGTTAGCTATCATAGTCAAGTATTTTTTTGTTACCGCATCGTAGACAGGTACTTTCATGCCAGGTACTTCGGGATCGGTAGGAAATATCAAGCAATGATCGACGTCACAAAAAACTGTGTATTCACTTTTTGTTATTTTCATATCTATCATCCTTTAATGTACCTAGTTCCTGTTGACGAAGGATCATGCTGCAGCATGCCATGACACTGCCAAGATGATGCTGACCATCCACAGGATCGTGGTCTTCCCTTTCAAACCACGCAGTTAAATGGCGCATAGCCGCAGCTACTAACTGACTTGCTTTATGGCCTTTCGTATAATTGTATCTCCCATATTTCTTCTCTCCTACCATAAATGCTTTGGCATGTTCTCGCATAGAAACGGCAGGAATAAGACTCATATCGATTTTATTTTGATCGTTTTTAGAAGCTTTTTCTTCATTTTTTAAATGAAAGCGGTCAGCAAAATACCATCCTTTATGGCCTTCTAAAGTAACTCTGTATAAATAGTCCGCACCTACTTCGTATGTTTTGACTATGTAAACACCATTTAATTCTAAATCTAATTTATCTGCGTTCATACATACGATTTCATCGCCTGGTTTGAACATTCCATCTCCTGAAGACTTTGCGTTGATATTCGGTAGTTCTAATGGCATTGGCATTTCCCCTATTATAAGCAATTACGCCTTTTTGTACAGAGTTATATCTAGTAATCTGATGTTTTAAATAAAGACCTGCATAAGTAATATTATTGACTGGTTTCATAAGCTCTTTACGCGTCCCTTTGAAGCCCATTTCTTTAGCTGCAGTGTATTGGATTTGACAAATACCCAAGCTATCTTGGGTACCGTCGTCGTGATGGATTGCTTTTACGTTGTGTCTAGATTCTACGTAGCATAGAGAACTAAGAAGCTCTGGGGGTAAACCTGTAGATATACTTACTGAAAGAAATAATGCTGTTAACATTACTTGAGTATAGCATACTAGAGTTTACCTGTCCAACGACCCGACTTTAAAAGTTTCATTGGTATGAACGTAGGAGTACCATTGATTATGACTCCACACCCAAGTATCGGTTTATTCTTGAGTTTTTTACCGTAATTAAATGCATAGGCATGTCTATCAATGAGACATCCCACATTGAACCCATAGATGAGATGCTTACTATTTGCGTTGAACTGTATGCCAGCGAATGAGTGGATATGTCCTATTACGGTAGGTTGCATATTGCCTTGCGCTGATTTAATAGCCGCTGATGCTCCTGTAAAACCCTCGCCATGCTCGTATATCACACCGTCGATCTCCCATTCGTCGGCCCATTCCCAGCCTTTAGGCGCTTCTAGGAATGTTTTGTAGTCCTTAAGCAGGGCATTTGGCATTCCGTACTTATAGGCCTGACGAAATGGACGAGAGGTATGATTAGACGTACATACTTTGACTTTGGGAAATAGTTTATAGAATGGCTGGAGATGTTCTACGGTCTTTTGTAACTCAAGACCTGCTGCCATTCCGTCCGGGTCATGATCATAGTTACCAAGGGAATGGAAATCTCCTTCGTCTCCCAAATGAACAATAATATTTGGCTTATACTTTTTCTTTACTGCCTTAAGGAATGAAATAGCGTCTTTATGCTCAAAAGGACAATGGGTATCAGGAATACACAGTACTGTGCTCACAGCCAACTCCAAATTTTAAAATTTTTAATAGAGCTTATAGTAGAGTTACTTACTCCGTAAAGTTTTGCTATTTCTTTTTGAGAGACTTTCGACTCCCTAATAAACTCAACATCTTCTTTTGTCAATTTAGCTTTATTATGCTTACCATTAAGTATCATATGGCGTTGGTTTTGAGATCTCGTTACAATTTCTAAATTTTCAACCCAATTATTACTTTTATCCAAATCTTTATGGTTAACTTCATACTTAGCTGCTTGAGTCAAAAAAGTACGCGCGACCATTCTGTGAATATAGCGCCTAATTGCGATGCCATTTATTGTAAGACTAACTGATTTGTAGCCTTTACCGTTGTCATTTGCAGCTAAGATTTTTTTAGTTTTACGACTGTAAACTTGTCCATGAGAAGACACGCTGTATGCTTTATCTTCATGCCAATCTTTCCACGTAATCATCTGTGCTCCACTATGGCTTTTAATGTTTGCCAATAATCGCTATCCTTAACAGGTAAGTCATATGTAAACAAATAATATAATAAATTATTGAGACTTTCTATAGTATGTCTTCCTAGTTGAAATTTATTACATCTAAAGCAAAGTAAGCCTCTAATGCGTCCTGATTTATGCGAATGATCAACGCTTAAGTTTTTCTTAAAATTAGAACGAGGCTTACCGCATATGCTGCACTTATCGCCATGTTTTGCGATTAGTTCTTCGCGCATCGCATCGATTTGTTTCCTAGTGTATATTTTACTTAGGCTAGGCATATTGTGCTTTTACCATCTCTTAATTCCACAAAGTATTTTTGATCGATATGTGCCTTGATACCTTCTGAATGCTCCACTATATAAACACTATCACGTTGACTTGCTAAAGTCTCTAGCATTTTGACCGCGCGAAGCTTATTGTTATCGTCCATTCCATCTAAGCTTTCATCGAAGAATAACTGATTAAATTCTAAGGCGTGGGATTGCTGGATCGACTCCATTACAGATACGCCGAAACAAAGTTTAAGCATTTGGCGCTGGCCTTTACTTAACTGTGTGTAACTACATTCATTTCCGTCTTTACGGATAAGAACGTCTAGTTTATCATTTTCTTGAATTGTGAATTCGACTGAAATTTCTCCCTCGAAGAAGTCTCTAAGATGCGATACAGTCCTCGTTTCAAGTTCTTTTACAGTGTTTCTAATGAGTTCTGCACGAAACGATACTACGGCGTCGCTCAGTAATTCTAAATTTAATTGATTGTCTTTTAACTCCTCAAGTGTTTTAAGTGCAGCGACTAACTGTTTTTGTTGTTTATCTATATCTTTTTCAAATTTAAGGAGTTGGCTTACATGAGGATTTGTTTGGTTCTTGGCTTCTATGATCTCTTGAATATATGGATTTTCTTGGTCTTTTAATTCGTTTATTCGTGTAGTTATTTCATGAGACTTCTTGATATTCCTATCATTTTCTTGTTTCTCGAGCTTTAATTCTGACAAAGCTTGTAGTGCGTATTCCCTATCAGGATTAGGTCCAGGGATACCGCAGGTCTTGCAAGGCGCGTTTTCTGGAGGCATTGATTTCTGTATTTCGTTTATTTTTAAGTCAATATTGAGGGGAGATTGATACTTTAATACACTATGCTCTAACTCCAATGATTTTAAACTGCTACGTCTAGAAACTTCGAATGTATCTCTTTTAGTCTCTAATGTAGATATGCGGTTAGCCTGTTCATGCGCCCATAGCATATTGCTATTTTTTGATTCCTTAGCAGTTTCTTCTAGAAGTTCAAGTTTAGCGTTGATGGTAAAGAGTTTATTACTTAAAGTATTGATTTCAATAGTATTTACTTTATTCTGTTCTTTTATTTTATCTTGTAGTTTAACTGGTAGCGTCAGGTCTACGAGTTGCTCAGTGATATCGCGACGGTTCTTAGCGGTAGTAGTAAAGAATTGTGCGGTCTGAGAAAACTCGTGAAAGTAAGCTCCGGTAAGATACAGGTCTGCATCAATGCCTAATAACTCATTAATAAGTCTCTGCGTGTCGTTAAGGTCCTTACCTCTACTCGGATTAGCATCTAAGTTATCTTCAGTTCTGAAATATAAGTCATTAGGCTTTCTACTGCGGGTTATTTGAGCTGATTTACCGTTTACTTCTAGTGATATAGTTCCAAATGTACCTCCGCCATCCCAGCTAAGTACATCATCGGATTTGCCGTTCTTAGCCGTAATCCCAAACAAAACCCAAGGAATGGCATCACATAATGTCGATTTACCTGATCCAGTGGCACCGTGTATTAGTACAAGTCCCTTATCATTGAAATTGAAGTCTAATTCCTTATAACTCGCGAAATTCTCTAGGTGAACACTGAGGATTTTCATAAGTCCTTCCAGAGTTTTTTAATAGTTTCCTTACGATCCTTAGTTACTTGGAGTTTCTCAATAATTTCATCTAGTTGCTGCGGTAATGTCAAGTTTTGTGCAACAAAAACTTTATTCGGTTCGTCTGTAGGTATTAAGTCAAGTTTGAAAGACTGCTTTATACTATATTTATAAGCCACCATTTGCTTGTCTATTCGTGCTAAGTCTTCTTTAGAGCCTTTTACTCGTACAAGTACAATATCATCAGGCTTTAATATATCACATTTGACATCTTTCATGGTGAATTGTTGTGCGCCAAACGAAGCATTTGATACGGGAATTCGTTTGGATTCATCTTCTATAATTATGTGTTTT